TATAGTAGATGACCTATTCTTCCGTCCAGTTAAGGATTACAGTCCTGGAGCTGATTGCAAGAAGAAAATCTATGAAGATAATATCAAAGGCAAGTACAATGTTCAATTCGTCCTTGAAGACAATTATAAGTGTGTCAAGATGTGGAGAGAACAAGGATTAGTGTGCTTACAACCTAATGAAGGAAAGTTCTAATGGCAATATTAGTAGGACAGCTAATTGAAATACTGAAACAATTCGACCCTGATAGAGAAGTGGTAATACACACTCTTAAAGGGGAGAATGTTGAAGTAAATGGCTATTTCATACAAAAAGACCAAGATAATCATTCATTTTACTTAACAGACTTAGACGTAATTCCACGTGACTGATTTGGATAAGAGGTTCTTAACTAATACTGATGAAACTGGTAGGTTTATTGTTAAATCACTAACTACTGGTAAGAAGTATTATATTGAACCTATAGGTAATGGACACCCAGCAGATTGGGGAGATATTAATCCTGCAACTAAGAAGATTGAAGGGGACTATGGTCAGAAATATACTGGCTGTGTATCTGAGAAGGAATCATTAATAACTCCAGAAAATGGTTTCAGACTTATTGAAACTCTTGAAGCTGGTATGAGTCCACTTAGTGTAGTATATCAAAGAGATTTGGAATATGAGAAACTAATGAACAAATCAAATGAAATTCAAGGGTGATATTATCATAACAGACCCATGTTATATAATTAAAGAAGACTCTGATGATTGGAGTAAGTGTGGTTGGGGTGAGAACATGAGAGTACTGGGTCTTACAACCTATATCTCTGAATCTACTCTTTATGGTGATTGGAGTTGTTCTACCTGGTCTACACCTCGTAAAGATGCGGAAGCACAGTTAGAAGAGCTTAATACTTTAGGAAGAGCAAGATGGGAACTTATGAAGCAGTATGGAGAAGACTCAGTTCAAGCTAAAATCTACGATGATAAGATAGCTGATGCATCTTTAAACATCGAGAAGATTGGACACTTCTGTGCTGATACTGGCATGGTGGCTGTGTTCCTATTGGACGAAGTATTGAAATATAATTCCGACTTCGATTATCATATTAACAGAGAGTGGACTACTACACTAATCAAAGACTTTGATGGTGAAGTAAACTACTATGTTGATAATGAAGATGATGCTCACATCATCGGAGTAGGTAGTGTTAACTTCTTTACTACACAAACAGGATTCTAATATGAAATTCAATTTGTACGAAGACGTAAAGGTATGTACTTGGCGTAGATACTCTTACGAAGTAGAAGCTGAAACATTAGAGGAAGCTGTTGAGCTGGTTAGAGATGGGGAGGTGGATAGTACTGACATGGAGGAGTTCTATGATGCTGACTATTTCCTAACTCCTGCAAACAATGAAGGTCGTGCCACACAAGAAATCTATTCAGCTAAAGATGATAAATTGTTGTATTCAAATGCAGATTAATAATGTATAAGTTTAATGGGGGAAATGGCGCTGTAGTCTGCGATGAATGTAGTGTCATTATGGAACAGAATATTCCATTTGATAAGTATCGTAAGGAGCATAGTGGTTATGACTTCTGCGAACAATGCCTAAGTAATCTTACTATAGTGGATAACTTTGATATGATTGAGAATATCTTGGAATTTAATAACCAAGATGAGTTCTACTTTCTACAGATTATCCAACGTAAGAAAGATGGCAATGTGACTCAAATTGGAAACAATGGTTATAGAACTATCAAGACTTACTATATCTTTAGTAAAGACCAGTTCTTAACCAAGAAAGAGAAGATTAAAGAACTATGCCTCAAGAATAATGCCAGAGCATACATCCATCTTAATAGAAGGAATGCTCAAGAGGTAGCATTGGCTTCAATCCAACAATATGCCAAATTAGTTTCAGAAGGTAACTCTTATCAGGGTTATAGAGTATGGGACAGTGCATGTGGCGGAAATAGAGCTAGAGGCTATAAACCATTGTGGGTGGTTGATGTAGACTCCAAAGACCCAGAATATTTAAAGACAGTTATTGAACTAGTCAATGAATGTAGAGGTGCTGAGGAGAATAAGGTAAGGTATCAAATTCCTACACTACATGGTTATCATCTAATAACTATTGGATTCGATGTTCAGCAGTTTAACCAAAAGCTAGCTATTAAGAACATGGACCCAATTGATATTCAGAAGGATAATCCTACTTTGTTGTATTATGCAACTGTTTAAGGCTTAGAAATAAGTGCTGTATTAGATTACTCGTTAGGATTTATAAAAGCAAAACACAATGAGTAATTTACCATTAGGAGCAGAGAATGACCCTTTTGCTCCGTACAACGTTCAAGAAGAGACGTTCAAATTTGACTTGGGTGTTAAAGGTATAGCATGGTATGAATACTATGGCTATTTAGACATTGATGAAGCTAAGGAGACTATTAAGCAACGTCTTACAGCAGCTTTATCGCAGCTTGGAGATATTGATATTAATGATGTAGACATAGCTATATATTAATGATATATCTAGTAACCAAGCAACAGTCTCTTTGGGCTTCTGACAGATATAAAGTCATTAGTGCTGAAGAGGCTTTAGAACTATTGGCACCTCTCAGTGTAGTAGAGCTGGATACTGAAACTATGGGTTTAGACCCGTATACTAAGGAACTATTAACTGTTCAACTTGGTTGTGCAGACTTCCAGGTAGTTATTGATTGTACATCTGTTGATATACACCTATTTAAGGAGTATATGGAGAATCCACAAAGGATGTTCTTAGGTTGGAATATTAAGTTTGACTTGAAATTCCTATATCATCAGAGAATCATTCCTATGAGGGTTTATGATGGTTATCTAGCCGAGAAGTTACTTTGGCTAGGTTATCCAGCAGGTATGCATGAGATGAGTTTGAAAGCTGCTAGTATCAATTATCTAGGAGTAGATATGGATAAGTCTGTACGAGGTAAGATTATACAGGCTGGATTAACAGAAGATGTTATTGTGTATGCTGCTGGTGATGTCTCTTATCTGGGTAAGATTAGAGATAAGCAACTTGAACAACTCGAAGCTAAAGGCTTATTAAAGGCTATTGACTTTGAAAATGAGTTTGTTAAGTGTTTAGCATATATAGAATATTGTGGAGCTAAGTTAGACGTAGGTAAGTGGAAAATCAAAATGACTACTGACCTTAATAACCTTGAGAGATATGAAGCAGAGCTAAATGATTGGGTAGAGCGTTATTGCCATGAATATGGTGATAAGGGTTATACTATCAATCAAGTTATCCATATTGATAAATGGTATAAGTCTGAGGATGTACTCAAAGAAGAGAGAGCTAAATTACCTCTTAATGCTGTTAGAGCACCAGAGTTTGATTCTACTGGAGCGAGTCATGACAGTGAAGCTTATGTCATTAAGCAAACTGGTAACTATTGTTCTGTAAATATGCAGGGTGATTTGTTTAGTGGTTTTGATACTAAGCCAAGATGTCATATAAACTGGACTAGTTCCCAACAAGTAATCCCATTGTTTGAAGAATTGGGATTGAATCTGAGAGTATTAGACAAGAAGACCAAGCATTATAAGAAGTCTGTGGATATTAAAGTGGTAGAACCACAAGCATCTAAGAGTCCTCTAATTCCAATATATATAAAGTATAAGAAAGCTGCTATCATTGTTAATACCTTTGGTCAAAAGTTCTTAAACTTGATAAATCCTGTAACTGGTAGAATCCATGCTAATTTCAACCAGTTAGGAACTGATACTGGTAGGTTAAGTTCAACAGAACCTAATCTACAGAATCTACCACATGATGCTCAGACTAGAGCGTGCTTTGTTTCCGATACAGGTAACAAATGGATTTCAGCCGATTATAGTGGTCAAGAGTCATATCTAATGGCATCTATGGCTAATGATGAAGCTATGTTGGAAGAACTCACTAATGGTAGTGGTGACTTGCACAGTCTAACCGCCAAGATGGTATTCCAGCAAATCCCAAGGGATATGCCTCTAAAGGATATTAAGAAGAACTTCAAAGACCTAAGGCAAGAAGCCAAAGGTTATGAGTTCTGTTTTAATTATGGTGGTCAAGACAGTACCTTAATAAGGAATTATGGTCTTGATGCCAAGAGAGCTAAAGAAATCTATGAGAACTATATGTCAGGTTTTGCTGGCTTAAAGAAGTATCAGGATTTCAGAAGGGTAGATGTTATGCGTAAAGGTTATATCTTATTAAGTAAGATAACTGGGCATAAGGCATATATCTATGACTATGATGAACTTAAAAGACAGATGGATAAGCAAGAAGACCCTGAGTTCTGGGCATATTATAGAGAAATGAAGCAGGAAGACCCTGACTGTGACACTGTACAAGGTGTTAGACGTTTAGCAAGACGTAAAGCAGAGTCTGAGAAGCAGTCTATTAATTATCCTATTCAGGCTGCTGGTGCATTGTGTTTTAAGTTAGCATCTATAAAGCTGTTCAACTGGCTATTAAAGAATGGCTTGTTATTCAAGGTTAAATATTGTATTCCAGTACATGATGAAATTAATCTTGAAGCCCCAGACGAGATTGCTCAAGAAGTTGCAGATATATTAGTTAAGTGCATGGTAAGTGCAGGTAAACCATTCTGTACAAGAGCACATTTAGGTGCTGATGTAGAGATTGCAAATTATTGGGTCCATTAATATAATTTAACTTATTAGTGTATCCAGGTTTGGTGAAATTTTTATATCTTTGTGTATTAATCAATACATGATATGGAAGTTTTATCAAGAATTTGTACTAAATGTGGAAGGGAGTTACCACTCGAATGCTTCAATAAGTGTTGCACTGGTAAGTACGGTAGACGTGCTATGTGTAGAGAGTGTGAACATAAGATGCAAAATACACCAGAGAGAAGAGCAAGACGAAGAGAATTGGAAAAACAAAGGAGAGAGAATCCTGAGTATGTAAAGGAGAGAAATATGAAAGATGCTGAAACAAGGCATACCAATATTGACTCAATTAAAAAAGCAATGGTAAGGGCTGCTAAGAAAAGAGCCTCTACTAAGGGATTAGAGTTTGACATTACATACGAAGATATTGAGCTTCCAAAAGTATGTCCTCTTCTTGGTATTACTTTAGGAGTCTCTCCTGGAAGGGCTTCTGATTCTTCATACTCCCTGGATAGGATAGATTCATCTAAGGGTTACATCAGAGGTAATATATGGGTTATCTCTAATAAAGCAAATGTTATTAAAAATAACGCTACCTTAGAAGAGTTAGAATTACTTACACAGAACCTTAAAATTAAATTAGATTCAATGAAATGACCATTGGATACATTAATGCAGACTGAAATTGAAAGAAAGTTCCTAACTACTAACAGCTTGTTCAAAGAGCAGGCTGTTAGGGTTATGAATATACAGCAAGGATACATAGGGACTACAAGTAAAGGAGAAGCTAGAGTATCTATAAGAGACGAGAAAGCATGGATTATAGTCAAATCTAACGAAAGACTATCAAGATTGGAGTATGAAATTCCTATTCCTAAGAAGGATGCAGAGGAATTACTTACAAGAACCTGCGGTAGAGTTATTCATAAGACTCGTTATATTATTCCAGCAACATCTGGTATGTTGAAATGGGAAGTAGACGAGTTTCATGGAGAGGATGAAGGCTTAATAATTGCTGAGATAGAGTTACCATCAGAGGATACACAGTTTGATAAACCTCAATGGTTAGGTAAAGAAGTAACACAAGATACTACTTATTATAACTCTACACTCTCTAAGACATCCTGGAAAGCTATTCAGAAGTCATATGCTGAAGCTAAAGCCTGGGATGATTGGAGAGATTCATTAGTAAAAGGATGAAGTATAGGAAGAAACCAGTTATCATTGAAGCTATACAGTTTGAAGATAATTCAGACCGTATTATAGAAATTCATGAGTTTATGGGAGGTGATACTATAAGAGTAAACTACGAAGATAAGGATAATCCTTATTTGAAGATTGAGACTCTTGAAGGTATAATGAAAGCCTCTGTTGGAGATTATATCATTAAAGGAGTGAATGGGGAGTTCTATCCTTGCAAGCCAGATATATTTGAGAAAACTTATGAAAGAGTGATTGATGAGGCTGATTAAACCATCATTTGAAATAATTGAACAAAAGCCTGGAGTAGATGGGCTGTTACAACATATAGAAAGATGTGGTAGAACTTGTTATAAGTCAGAAGACAAAATAACAGAAGATAGTGCAGAGAAATTTGTCAATATGCTTGTAAATCGTGGTCATACTGCGATGGTTGAACATGGTACAGTATATTTGAAGTATGATATTATCGAGCATGGTTCTATGAACCTTCCCAATAAATATCATTTCAATAAGTATTCTGTAGTGACTGTTGGTAATGAACCCCTACATGGATATGAGACTCCAGAATATAAAGAGAAGTTCGATGGACATACATATGCCTACATAACCACTAACTATAGAGTACTACTTCAAAACGATTGGCTTGATGACCTTAAATATCAATGTGAGCCTTCAGAGCATCACGTTAAACGTGTTACTGTTAAGTTTGTATGTGATAGAGGAGTTAGTCATGAGTTTGTAAGGCATAGAGTATTCTCCTTTGCACAGGAAAGCACTCGTTACTGTAACTATTCTAAGGACAAGTTTGGAAATGAATTGACTTTCATTGAGCCTTGTTGGGATTGGGGTAGTGTAACTAGGGATGGGTTCGTTGCTTTCCAGACAGCTTTAGTTGAGGCAGAAAATATGTACCTTTACCTATTGCAGAATGGATGGAAACCTCAACAGGCTAGAGCTATACTTCCTAACAGCTTAAAGACCGAGTTAATTATGACTGGCACTATTAAACAATGGGAAGGGTTCTTCAAGTTGAGAGATGCTAAGGATGCTCACCCTCAAGCAAGAGAGTTGGCACAACCACTGCATGAAGAATTTATTAAGAGGGGCTATATAAAATGATAGTAAGAGTGTTAGTAGAGTACGTAGACCCTATGGATAATTCACTCCCACCTCAAATTTATATTAGGGAATGGAAAAGTGTAGAAGTTATTCCTATGGAATGGTACAAAATACTTTCTAATCCTCATGGATATAGGTACTATAGAATATGACCGCAAATGAATACTTTGGTGACTGGATTGATGTTATTGACAAAGAGGAACTACGTAAAGTGGTAACTTGGGTTAATAAGGTCAATTCAGCTGACCTATGTCCTTCTCCTAAGAACATCTTTAGAGCATTTAGGGCTTGCTCATTTAAAGACTGTAAGGTAGTCTTTCTTGGGCAAGACCCTTACCCTCAAAGAGGAGTAGCTACTGGAATACTATTTGGTAATTCAGAAGATACTCAAGAGGATTATCTATCTCCTTCACTTAAAATAGTTAAGGAAGCTGCTATTAATTATGAAATTCCTCATAACCTTATAGAGTTTGACAATACGTTAGAGTCTTGGGCTGAGCAGGGAATATTAATGATTAATACAGCCCTTACTTGTGAGGTAGGCAGAGTTGGAGCACACTTTGACATATGGAAACCATTTGTATCTAAGTTGATTCACAACATGAGCTATAAAGATGGAGGTATGATTTATGTTTTATTTGGCAGCCAGGCTGGGTTATTTAAGAATGATATAGTGAATAGCTTAAAGACAATCGAAGTATATCATCCAGCATATTATGCTAGGACTGGTAAGAAGATGCCTAGTAGTGTATTTACTGACATCAATCAGGCGTTGAAGCAGCAGTATAACTATCAAATAGAATTTTATAAGGAGACGGAATATGGAACGTGCTAATAGAAAATCAGTAAATGATAATTTACGCAAGTATGACCATTTAGCTAAGAAGGATGACTTTATTGAAGTTACTGAATGGACTAATGGTGAAGGTTGGGATATTACTATAAATGATAAGGTAATCCCACTAACTCGTGGTGAATTGGATGCTATTGATTATCTAACTAAAGGTTTAGATTATGATAACGATTAATAATTGTAAAAGATGAAAGAACAGAAGTTTGAATTTAGTGCTAAGAACACTTTCTTTACCTCTGACACTCACTTTGGTCATGCTAATATCATAAGATTGTGCAATAGACCATTTAAGGATGTTGAGGAAATGAATGAAAAGTTAGTTGAGAACTGGAATAGAGTAGTCCCAGAGGATGGTACAGTCTTCCACTTAGGAGATTTTGCCTTTGGTGGAAGTGCTCTATGGAACAGCATCATCCCTCGTCTGAATGGACAAATCTACTTGATTATAGGTAATCATGATAGAAAGAATCTAAGACAGGGTTATATGGATAAGTTTGTTGGGGTGTTACCACAAATGCAAATCCAGATAGAGAAGAGAAGTATCTATTTGAATCATTACCCATTCCTGTGCTATGGTGGTTCATATCGTAACGATGCTGATGCTGTATGGCAGTTATTCGGTCATGTTCACTCTGGTCCGACTAGTTCTGGATTGGATTGTGATAGGTTAGTTCATCTATTCCCCTATCAATATGATGTAGGTGTAGATAACAACAACTATACTCCAATCTCTTGGACTGAGGTAAAGGAGAAGATTCAGCACCAAATAGATGAAGGAGTAGAGAAATCTGTTAAGGAACACACCATTCCTGACGAAGTGTATAAACTAAGTGACTAAAATATCTTTAGAAATTGACGGACGAGTATTCTCTATGGAGTTGCCTTACAATGATGCAACTGCTGAGGAGCTAATTAAAGGATTCTGTACTCTAATGCATGGACAAACGTTTCTTATTTGCACCATCAAAGATGCCTTAAGAGATGCTGCTCAGGACTATAGAGAGGACATAGAATTAGGTTATGAACCCGAATACTCTAAGGAAGATTAAAAGGTTAGAAGCTGGTGAATCATTCATTACCAGTGAACCAGGTAACTCAATGCTTCCATTATATAAAAGTAATGAGAAGCATTTGGTTACTCCTATTAAATGGGAAGATTGTAAAGTGGGTGATGTAGTATTCTGTAAAGTAAGAGGTTCATGTGTAACTCATAAAGTCTATGCAGTAGACAACGAGAAAGGTTGCTTAATAGGCAACAATAAGGGACACATGAATGGCTGGACTAAGAATGTCTATGGACTTGCCCACAAAATTGACCAATCACTAAAGACAAAGAAAGTTTGAAAATTTGTGTAACATCTGACTTGCATGGTATTCTACCTAAAATAGAAGAACCTTGTGAAGTAGTATTGATATGTGGAGACATCATGCCACTGCGTATGCAGAGGAACATTCCTCAGAGTGAAAAGTGGTTAAAGACTACATTTGCTGAGTGGGTTAATAATCTCCCTTGTGAATCAGTTATCATGGTAGGAGGTAATCATGACTTCGCCTTAGCTAATATGTATAGGCAACCTCTAAAGATTAGCTCAATATTGAGTAATCCTACTAATGGTAAACTTGAGTTATTAGATAATGAAGAAACATCCGTCATTAGTAAGGATGGTAAGATATATAGTATATGGGGAACTCCATATTGTAAAATCTTTGGTAACTGGGCATATATGTATGAACCAGAGACATTGATTAAAGCATATGAATCTATGCCCCAGTATTGTGATATTGTTATATCTCACGATGCACCCAAATTGTGTGGGCTTGGTGTTATTCACCAAAGGTTTGACAGGGAGGATGCAGGTAATCCTTGGTTAGCTGATGAGATGCTTCGTAAACATCCTAGATATACATTCTGTGGACATATTCATAGTGGTGAGCATACACTGCAAACCTTTGATGATATGAAAATGGCTAATGTGTCTTTAGTAGATGAAACTTACACTGAAACTTTTAAACCTTTATACCTCGATGTCGAATAATAAAGTTGTAGTACAAGGAGGAGTTGGATTCCCTGGATTGTTGTTTATAGTACTGTTAGTTTGTAAACTATTTGGTGCTAACATAACATGGTTCTGGGTATTTGCTCCATTATGGATTCCTCTTGCATTAGTGGCAGGATTCTTCTTAGTATCAATCCTAATAGCAATATTCGTAGCATGGAAAAGAAAATTACTCTAGTAGTTGTGGACTTCCAGTATGACTTCTGTCTACTGGGAGCACCACTCTACGTTCCTGGGTCCGATAGGGCTTTGTGGAACATTTCTCATTTGATTGAGAACAAGAAAATTGGTGAGGTGATATTCACTGCCGATTGGCATCCAGCTAACCACTGTTCCTTTAAAAGGAATGGTGGTGAGTGGAACGACCACTGTGTGCAGTTCTCTAAAGGTGCAGCTATACACGACTTACTGTTATATGGTTGTATCGGTTCTGGAGTACCCTATAGAGTGCTTATTAAGGGCGAACTACCTAGTTCAGAAGAATATGGAGTTAAGGTTGCTCCTGCTGCTGCCAAGGTTAAATATGATACTATTTATAGTAATTCTATAGGTATAGATGTTGACCCAGAGAATCAGATAGTAGTATGCGGATTGGCAGGTGATTACTGTGTTCTTGAAACTCTAAAGAACCTGGAGCCAATTAAACCTATGGTATATCTTGACGGCATAGCATCTCTAGACGGTGGTATAAAACTAAACAACTATATTGAAAGTAATAATACAAGATTATTTGAACTATGATTGTAAAATCAATTCTTGATACGGACTTGTATAAGTTTACAACTTCGTATGCTTACATGAAACTGTTCCCTCATGCAATAGGAACGTTTGAGTTCTTTGACAGGGACAACACTGAATATACAGAAGAGTTTGTACAACAACTAAGAATGGAAATAGTATATTTCTGTTCCTTGCATTTAACCCAAGAAGAACAGGACTATATGACAACTCATTGTCGTTTTATTCCTCCCATGTATTGGGAATGGTTGAGTGGAATTAAACTTAGCTCTGGTAAGGTATTTATATGGCTTGATGAAGATAAACATCTTCACATTACAGCTAAGGACTATCTTTACAGAGTAACTCTGTATGAAGTGCCTATTTTGGCTATTGTATCAGAACTCAGAAACAGAATGTTGAATAATACTATTAACATGACAGATGTTCTTATTAGATTAGAACCTAAGATTGTTCTTTCTAATCAGAATCAGATGCACTTCTCTGAGTTCGGAACCCGCAGACGTTATTCATATAATGTCCAGGAAGCTATAGTAAAGAGTCTAAAGGATAGTGCAACATACTGTACTGGTACTTCTAACTGCTATCTAGCTATGAAATATGATATGCCTATGATGGGAACTCATCCCCACGAATGGTTCATGTTTCATGGTGCTATGTATGGCTACAAACAAGCCAACTATATGGCATTGGAAGACTGGGTTGAGGTATATGATGGTGACTTGGGTATTGCATTGAGTGATACTTATACTTCTGCTGTATTCTTTAAGAATCTGTCTCGTAAACAGGCTAAGCTGTTTGATGGTGTACGTCAAGATAGTGGAGATGAATTTAAGTTTGTAACAAGTGCTATTGCACGTTATAAAGAACTTGGAATTGACCCCACTACTAAGACAATCATCTTTAGCAATGCTCTTACGTTCGAGAAGGCTCTTGAAATCCGAGAATATTGTAGAGGGCGTATCCGTTGTGCATTTGGTATTGGAACCAACCTTACTAATGATACTGGACATAAACCATCCAATATTGTTATGAAGTTGACTTCCTGCCAGATGAATAAGAATCAACCTGTATTTAACTGTGTGAAGCTATCTGATGATTTGGGAAAACATACTGGTCAAGAACAAGAAGTAGAACACTGTTTGAACGAACTATGTATTTAAACATAAAAATTAAAGAGGATTTCCGCACCCTTAAAGCCAATCAAGAATATAACTTTGACTTCTCTGAGAAGGGATGGCATCTTATTGTTGGTGATAATGGGTGTGGTAAGTCCACATTGTTAAACACTGTCAGGAGTTTTAAGTGTGATAACGTAGACGATAGAACCTGTTCAGATTATGACATGAAGCTAATGTATGGGAGTATTAATTCTTTCAAAGATAAAGTTGAAATTGATACTGACTTTGAGAAGTTTTATTTTATTAGCTCAGAGTTCGATGACCCTCGTGCGTTAGATAACTGTGCAAGTGCAGAAGCATTAATCAAACATGGTGGATTTGCTACTAAAAATCTATCTAACGGACAAAGGCATCTCAGTACATTAGCCCGCTGGATAGAAGAGAATAAAAAGGAATGGGATGAAAAGACACTACTTGTATTTGATGAGGCAGACAGAGGGTTTGGACTCAAATATCAAGCTGGGATGGTCAGAATGTTTGATAACTTCTTTAAGAAGTATAAGGCTAAGTCTTTAGCTGTCTCACATTATTCCCTTCCTATATTATTAACAGATAAGGTGTATTGGTTTGAGAAAAGGAGATTCGTTCCATCTGACCTCTACATATTATTTGAAACTGGTTATATGTTTGAAACTCCTAAATTAATAGGCGAGAAAGATGAGTAAATTAAATTATGAGCATGTCTTCAACACTCTTGTTGAGGAGACAGCTAAATACATTACCAAGAACAACCTTAAGGCAATGGTACTTGGCATCAGTGGGGGAATTGATTCCACTGTTGTTGCTGCCATTTGCCATGAGGTTAGTAAGAAGACTGGTATTCCTCTAATAGGAAGAAGTCTTCCCATTAAGAATAAGAGTGATGAATTTGATGTATCCGAATTAGTTGGGCAGGTTTTCTGTGATGATTTCAAGGTTGTAAATCTTCTCAACATGTACCAGCATGTAAATCAGTCTGTATATGATGGTGAGGGTACTCTTGGCACACCTATCTCTAAAGGCAACATCCAAGCTAGGCTGAGAATGATATATCTATACAACCTTGCTTCAATTCATAAGGGATTAGTAATGAGTACAGATAATCAAACTGAGTATCAGCTTGGATTCTGGACTATTCATGGTGATGTGGGTGACTTTGACCCAATTCAAGGTCTATGGAAGACTGAAGTGTACGAATTAGCTAAGTGGCTAATAGGGTATTACTATGGGTGTGGGATAAAGAAAGAAGTGGATGCAGATGGCGCTAGGAAGATTTGTGATATGTGTGAGGCTATTAAAAAGTCAATGTCTCTTACTCCTACTGATGGTTTAGGTATCAGTAATAGTGACTTAGACCAGATAGGTGCTAAGAGTTATTATGACGTTGATAGAGTATTACAGACTCTTACTTGTAAGGCTTCTCCAGAGAATGATAAACTACAAGACGAATTAACTACGGAACTTGGTCCAGATGTTGTAGGTAAGATTACTGGACGACGCTTCAAATCTAGGTTCAAGAGATTAGTTAGTCCTATCATAGTGCCAAGGGAAATGTATGATTAACTTCTTAGAGCTAATCCTAGAATTAGTAAATGTTAAATCACGTAATGAGCTAGTAGCTCTGCTTGTTATAGGCGGAGTACTAGCCATTATCTATTATTTGTTTCTTGTATGAAATTATATTATTTATTTTTGTTGGTAATGTTCTTCCTCTTTAATAGCTGTGTAGAACAAACTCCGAGAACTAAGTCAGTTGCCCCTATATCAGTTAGGGATACTACTAAGAGGACGAGTAGAAGCCATTTGTGGAACTCTAATACATCAACCTACAAGAAGACCAAATCCTCATACACTCCGTCTAAGAAAACGTACAAGAGGAAATCTTCTTACAAATCAAGAAGTAGGAGGTATAGGAGATGATAGGAATATTCTTTGGGTCTTTTGACCCACCCCATATTGGTCATGTTAATATTGTCACAGCTGCACTTAATTCTAGTATTGTTGACAAGGTTATAGTAGTTCCAGCGTATAAGAGTGTTTGGAAGAACACAGAAACTAAATGGGAGTATAGACTTACTATGGCTAAGGAAACCTTTGACAATATTCCTGGAGTAGTTGTGGATGGTATTGAATATCGTATCGCTAATGGAGAACCATTACCTACTTATAAGACTATTGAGGCATTAAAAGAGATTTATGGTGAGTTTATCATTGTAACATCTGCCGAGACTTATAAGGAGATTCCAAGATGGCAGTATGGTGAAGACATATTAAAGGATAATAAGTTCTTAGTGGTCGATGTAGCACACTTTAACAGTGAGGATATTCCGCATGACGAGGTAAAGGTTATCTATGCTCCTGACATTACAATATGCTCTACAGCTATTAGAAAGTGGGTTGATGATGGAAAGATTATATTACCATTTGTAACAGATGAGGTAAATTCAATAATCAGAAAACTTGGACTATATAAATGAGCCAAATCTATGTTTCAGGTCCTTGGTCTTTTGCTTCTGGTGTATTACAAGTAGTCAAAAGTATAAAGGTTAAAAGTAGAGCAGATAAGGTGGTTTACAGTGAGAAGGGAACTGAGTATCAGTTTTCTAAGCTGGAACAATCAGACTATGTCGTATTTGTATTAGATGGATTTGCATGGCAACAGAAATTGGAAAGTATTTCTAAGGGAATGCTTTCAGAACTTATGTGGTGTGTTAATCACAGAGTTCCAATGTTCTTAGCTTACAAATCAGCTAACGGGTTAGGCATATATAGTACAGAGATAGATGAGAATTTAAACTTTAAAGGAATTGCTGGAACAGCTGATAACTTCTATCAAATTGTAAATGGGCAGTTTGGAACTATTGTGGCTTCAAATCCCTTTACTGGTGTACTTAGGGTAAACAATGACGGTGGTTACACAATACAAGATGAAGGTGTATATCTAAAGGGTGAGTTATTAGGTGACCCACTAGACTTCCTTAATGTTGAACAACCAAAGAGTTACTTTTATTAATATGAAGAATTTTCCATTATTAGACGAAAATGGTAAGGAATGGTGGATTAGCCGTTCTATTGCTGTAACAGGATGTGTATTTACATTCCTAAATGGTAAGTGGTGCGTACTTGCTAATAAAAGAGGCGAGGGAACTCCAGACTTTCAAGGAATGTGGAATATGCCATGTGGTTACTTAGACTTTAATGAAACTACAGCAGAAGCTGTAATCAGAGAAGTTTATGAAGAGACTGGAGTTAGACTGAATCCTAACTTCCTACACTTCTGGAAATTCAATGACTCTCCTACCCAAAATAGGCAGAATGTATCCTTTAGATATTACGCTCTAATTGATGCACAGCCAGGTAGTATCAGTGTTGGTACTGGTAACGATAGAGGTGGAGAAGAGGATGAAGTAGAAGCTATCGGGTGGATTCCATTGGATTCTATTGATAAGTATCAATGGGCGTTTGACCATGATAAAATTATCAGAGAGTTTGCTGAGTGGATGCACTTAGAGGACGGAGATTTGGATATGGAGGATATTGACTTAGACCCAGTATGACGTACTTTATAAGTGGGCATAGGGACTTAACATGGGAGGAGTTTACCAAGTGGTATGCTCCTGCCATTAGTAAAGTCATTTGTACTGATAAGGAAGCCAGATTCGTTGTAGGAGACTGTGAAGGTGCAGACCGTATGGCACAGGACTACTTGTCTGCTTGTGGGGTTTTCTTTAGGGATATTACTGTATATCATATGTTTAAAGCTCCTAGATACTTGACTAGAAGTTGTACTCTCACACAAGGAGGATTTACATCTGACGTGGAGAGGGATGCAGCTATGACTGAGCACTCAGACCGTGATATAGCCTTTATTCGTAAAGGTAAAGAATCCTCTGGCACTGCTCAAAATATTCTAAGAAGATGGACGAAGTAAAGAAGCCTACTGAAAAGGAAAGATTTGAGAGTCTTAGGTTACACTTCACTAGTCTATTCCTACAGCATCCTAAAATGCTTGAAGTCATGTCCTATAAGGATATAGTATTGAAGGCTAAGGAATTTACTAAAGAATATCTAAAGCATGAATAAGTTTATATTCTTAGATATAGATGGGGTTATGAATAGTAATCTCTTCTACTCAGAGAGAACTCAGGACAAAAGATATAATGATTGGATTAAAGAGCATCCTCAGCGTATAGCTTGGAATGCTTGTAATATTGACCCAAGAGCAGTGGAAAGACTAAATAGACTTACTGATGCTACTGGAGCTAAGATTGTTGTATCTTCTACCTGGAGAAGTGATAGTAATTTGCAGGAAGTGTTTAACCTTGTTGGAATTAAAGAACCTATACATGACATAACTCCTTATATGAGGAGTAGGCATAGAGGTTCCGAAATCCAAGAATGGTTAGATAAGCAAACTGAACCTTATCGGTATGTAATCTTCGACGATGATACTGATATGTTGGACTCTCAATTACCTTATTTCATTCAATCTGATTGGTTGAAATGGGGACTAAGTGATGAAGATGTTGAACAAGCAATACATATTCTAAATGATACCAATACAACCGCTGAGGCACATCTATAATAACCCTTCACTAGATAGGGAACTTCTATTAAGGAAGCTGGCATCTCTCAGACTAAAGGGTATGATTAGTATTGAAGAGTATGAGTATTTAAAACATTTAATAAGAAAGGAGAACGAAAATGCTCAGAGAGCAAATGGATGCACTTATTAAGCAATCAATGCTTGATAAGAATGTAAAGAGAACAGAAGTATTAAGAGCCATTAAGAATGAGTTCTTAGTGTACCAAACTGCTAAAGGTGCTAAGCCTTTAGACGATGCAGCTGAGTTTACTATTCTTCGTAAGATGGTGAAACAGAGATTGGATAGTAGAGACCAATACATTTCAGCTGGAAGGAAAGACTTAGCCGATAATGAATCTAAAGAGATTCTTGTGCTTGAGTCTTTCCTTCCGAGTGAAGCCTCACCTGAGGAAATCATTAGTGCAATCTACACGATTATCACGGAAAAGGGTTGGGGAGATGGCGAAACAGGTCCCCAAATCCCGAAGAAGTGCATGGGAGAGGCTATTAAACTGGTCAAGGCGAAGCTTGCTAATGTAGATGGTAAGTTGCTGGCTGATACAATTAAGACTTATCTTGTATGACACTAAAGGAAATAGTAACTCTTCCTGCTGAAGCAAAGTTTGTTCATGCAATAGCTGGAACTCTTTACTACAGAATTACGACTGACGATGTAGTAGTAGAGTTCCCTATTGATATGAATGATAAAGATGATGTGGGCACAACTACCTTCGTGGCTTCTTATAAACCTATTACACTGATGAGGTATATAAGAAAGGCTATAGCAAATGAAACTTTGCTTATAGTTGATAAATCCAAGTTGAGGTAGCTGTACTATGTGATAACTGATTAATATATTTTACTCTGCTTTAATTTCATAAATTTCTTGGTTTAATTTGGTAATACTGCTTATAATGCTTATATTTGCAGAAATTAAGTAGTTAAACCGTTTAAACGTATTAATTTATGAAAATCGAAGAGAAATTTAAAAAATTCCAACAAGGTGGTGCTGCACCTCAACCTGGTGCTGAACCAGCAGGAGGAGCACCCGCTGAGGGAGCACCAGCAGAAGGTGGTGCACCTGCTGAGGGTGGACAAGACCCAATGCAACAGATTCTACAAGTGGCTGCTCAGGCAGTTCAAACACAGAATTGTGAAGCTGCGATGGCTGTGTGTCAAGCCCTAATGCAAATCGCTCAAGGTGGTGCTGCTCAAGAACAAGCTCCTCAAGAGGAACCAACTTTTGCAAGAAAAGGTGCTAGACTAGTAAGAGTAAGATAATTAGTCAACAAGGTAAGAAGGGGCGTATATTAATTATATGCTCCTTTTTTGTTATACATAGTATATGTCACAAGTAATAAGAAAATTTGAGAACTCTGGTAAGATAGAACAATCTAAGCCAGAACTATTCGAGAGAAGTGGCGTTGGTAAGTACAATAAGGCTGATTTAGTTGCTGGACTATATAGGAACATAGATACCTATATAAAGAATAATAATCTTAGCGGAGACAAAGCAGTTTCATTCAGAGACTCTGCTAACCAGTTTATTAAAGGTATTGAGAATGGAACTATTAGTATGAATGGTGATGGTACATTCTCTGATGCAACAGGTAGTATGGCTAGTACTGGAAAGTTTGATAAAAACTGGATAGGACGTAAGAAGGATACTACTAATAATGCCTTTAATTTAGTTGGGGACTATGCACTAGACTACATCAATCAGATGCAACAATACACTGAGCCAGCAGCTAAGCCTAAGTCAAAGTTTAATACTAACGACTTCCTAACTAAAGAGATTTCTAAAAGATGGTATGGTGGTAACGATATAGATTTCGGTAACTGGTTCAAAAACAGAAGTGAGCAAGACCGTAATGCACTATTGGGAGACATCTTCAATAATGCAGACTATAATCAATTATACCAAGATTATGATTGGACTGACACTGGAATTAACAGTGCAGAAGATTTAGCTACTCGTGGAAGGGCATTTAGTACAGCCATTTCTAATAATACATTAGATAATGATGATTATAATACCTTTGCTACATTAGGTGGCAGTGGTTTGGATAAGTTCCTAAAAGAAGCTCCAGTACAAACTGAACCTACTCCAGAGCAAAGTAGGATGAAAGCATGGGAAGCTGAAGCAGAAGCAGCAGGTGCTACGACTCCTGAAGCTAAATCAGCATATATCCAACGTAAACAAAGAGAAGAAGCTGATAGAAATGCAGCTATTGTTAGGGCAAACGAAGAAGATATATATAATAGAGAAAGGGATGCATTCTTTAATGATTATGCTACTAAGAACCCATTCAAGGGGACTGTAAGTGGATATGTAGCAAGTAAGACTTCATACAACCCAGAGAATGTACTACAGTACATAGACACCACTCATAAGGGAGTTATCAATGACTATTTAAAGAGTGCATTAGACCCAAGGTATTTTAGAGGTCAATTATCTCACCAAAATGAACAAGGTCAAGACAACCTTAGAGAACATTTAGCTAATAACCTTGACCTAGCTATCAATACTGGTAAATTACCAAAGATAGACGATGAAACTTATGCTATTCCTGGTACTTATAACTATGACAACTGGTCTTTAATAACTTACAATCCAGTATCTAGACAATATAAAGAGACTTCTATGCTCGCCAATGATGCTTTGAAAAAGATAGCATATGCTGAGTATGATAGAAGAAAGAAAACTCCTACCAATAAAGAGGGCGGTATTATTAAACTTCAATACGGTGGATTTGTTGAGGATGATAGTGCATACAACGCTTACAGAGAACAGTTTGCTAAGAAGAAAGAGGAGAAGAAGCAACAAATACAGGCTAAAGCTAAGGCTACTGATAGAACCCCAGAACAAGTAGAAGCAGGTGAAAGAAAACCTATGGCTGATGGGCAGGATTGGGAATATGAAGACTATGCTAGACTAGTATCTGCTGGTGCTGATGTTGGTTCAATGATAGCTTCCTTTGTTCCAGGATATGGTACAGCCGCATCAGCTGCACTTGGAGTAGGTAGTACAATAGGAAACTTTACAGCTGACTTGGCTGATGAGAGTGTGGGAGTAGGTTCTGCATTCTTAAATGCTGGGGCTGGATTAGGAATGGACCTTGTAGGTCTGATTCCAGGTTTAGGAGCTGCTGGTAAAGGTAGTAAGATTGTAAAGAATCTATTAAAAGTTGCTCCTAAGTTGATTACAATTTGGAGTGCATCTACATCATTTGCTCCTGCAATGCAAGCCTTTAATAAGCTAAAGGATAAGGGTGCTAAAGAAATGACCGTAGAGGACTGGAAAGCATTGGCTAATGGTCTAACAGCTGCTGCTGGTGTTACTCGTTGGGGAGCTGCTGCTGCAAAGAACAAAATCAATACACATAAATATGGAACTACTACTAGAACAGTTACTACTAAATCTGGTAAGCAAGTTCAAATGTCAGAAGATGAGTTCCAGAGAATAAAGAGAGCTTCTGGTATTGAAGGTCAGAATGAAGCTTTACAAGCTGTAGAAGGTGCAAAAGGCGAACAACTTCCAACAACATTCAAGAAATGGTATGATGTTAGGAGAGCTTATCAAGGAACTCCTGATGTTGATAAGAATACTGTAATCAATACAGATGCTATGAGGAGAACTGCTCCTGATGGTACTATCCTTGAGCCAACTAAGTTTTCTAATCAGGGTATCTGGAGAGGTGCTGTTAATAATGATTGGGGACACAACTGGAAGGGTTGGAAAGGTCCAAAATGGTTAAAAGATTGGGGTTATGCTCCAGCTAAGAAAGAAGTAGACCCTAAAACAGTGAATGAAGCTGTTGATGCAGTATCTTCTATAGCTAGAACATTACATACAGCATCAAGGTTTAAACCAGCCCCATTAGCTTTACCAGCACCAGGACAAGCAACTCCATCTAACAGAGTATTCGTTATGGGTTCAGGTAAACCTAATACTCCTAGAGATGTGACTAATCCATCTAATCTTAAGAAGCCAGAAAGCTATACAGATAGGGCTGTTCCAGTGGGAGGTACTCCAGTAGAATCTCCAAATGCTAATGCAGTCAGAACAGTTAGGACTATCAACTCTATATTAGAGCCATTTGTTTCTCAGCCAAGAAACTTACCTGCTGTTATTCCTGCATCAAGAAATGCTAAAAAGGTAGTTGCTTCTCAAACTATACAACCCACTCAAAGATTAGACCAATTCATCGAAGGTCAAATCCCAGGTGGACTAGTATATGGTAGGGCTAGAACTAAGAGAGAGAGGGAGTACAGAGATATATTCCATCCAGTAGTAGAAAGAGAACAAAATACTCTATGGGACCAACTAACAAGTACACCCGAATATAGAAACAGACTCATTCTTACTAACCAGCCACAGGGAGTTCAAGCTGGACCGACTGCCCCTATAGATTTATTTACAGAAACTCAAAAAAATGTACGGAAATCTTTACAGGTTTCTGAGAGCAGGAAAGAGAGGAGTAGAAATAATGCATTGCCACATAAACCTAAACCTAAGAAGAAGAAAACTTCAAGGGATGATAGAGTTACTAAAAAGGCTGAGGGAGGTATCGTCCAATTCTTACAAGGTGGTAACACTGTAGGAAGAATCAAAGCTAAAGATATGTCTAATTGGAATAGAGCTAATGCTTTAGCCAACTATGATTGGATTGCTGATTATGATAGATGGGCATCTCAACATGAAGGTCCAGATGACGTAGTTGATTCTTATATATTAGCATTTAACGGTGGTGAAGATATTTACGACCAACTAACATCTAAGACAGGTGATTATTTCGGAGGTAAGTACAATTATTCAGTACAAGACCCATTAGCTAAACATAGACAGATTACTTTTAGAGGTACTAATCAGGGCTTTGATGATTTAATCAGAAAGGGTATTGTAGGTTATGGTACTACAGAAGGTAACTCTGGATTTGATATATATGCTGGTGATAGAACTGGTAACAGAACACTCGCAAGAGGAATGTCTCCAGAAGATGTTGCTCGTTTTAATAAGCAGTTAGCAACTAGAGGAATGGAACTCTATGATAAGGGTAATGGTGCTTATAGACTAAGGAGATTAGAACAAAAACCTGTTGAATTACCAGAGGTTGTTGTAACTGCTGATGCTCCTAAGACTCCTGCAACTACTAACCCTTCAGCTATTAAGGGAGCTGCACCTAAGAAAGGTAAAGGTTTCAATCTTGGAGTAATGCCAGAGGATGTAATAGCATTAGGTAGAATGGTCGGTGGATTGGCAGCTAACAATAAGGCAGCTAAGTTATATAAAGAGGGATTAAAACCTACTTTATTAGACACATTCGAAAACACTGTTCCATTGCAAGGTAATTTCCAAGCTACAACTAATGCTGAACAACAGGCAGGTAATCTCGAATCTGTTGCAGCTAGACCTAGAACTTCTGATGCTTCACTTCAGCTTGCTGGAGAATTAGAAGCTAGTGGTAGAGCAGGTCAAGCTAGATTTCAAGGTGGTCTACAAGATGCAGAAATGTTCTATAAGACTAGAATGTTAGGACAACAAGAATCTGATGCTGCTAAGGCAAGGAGAGTTGATGTAGCTAATAGGAACAGAGCTTCAATGAATCAAATTGATGCAGCTAAGAAACAGATTGATGCAGCTAGAGTTACATCTAACTATCAAAATGTTATTGCTCCTTATTTAGCTGGGGTTGAGAACCAATTCGCACAGAAGAGGGCTATGAACCAACAATTAGATATGGAAGAAGCTCAGAGAGAAGCTGAAAGAACTTACTCTCCAGAGTTCGATAGACTAACCCAGGATTATAACAATGCTTATAAAGCATACGGTGCAGCTAATAACAATAACTATACTGGATGGGAGACATCTAATGAGTATAAATCGTTAGTAAGTAGAAGAAAATCTCTTAATGATAATGTATCTCAGTTCTTACTGGATAAGAGAAGAGGAATAATAGGTTCTCCATATATGTTCCAAGTTAAGAAAAACTCTTCTATAAAGACTCCATATGTTAAGTCTGGAGGTAAACTAAGTGCCGCTGACAGAGAGAAATTACAAAGAGCTAAAGATTTTAATAAGAGATTGCTTGAAGACAATAAGCAGTTCCACAAAGATATTATGGAATCTAAGAGAGAACATAACAAACTGATAATGTCTATGTCTTCTCTAACTTCTGAGTTAATAAAGAAAGCAATGTCATGAGAATAACTTCTAATATAGATAAGCTACAACAGGGTGGAGGTATTCCACCCTTTGTTAGCTACACTAATGTTCCAAGACCTCAACCAACTGCTCCGTATAGCACATCAGATGCTAAACAAGCAACTGGAGGAGAATCAGAAGGAGGGTTTGGTTTACTAGATAAAAATATGGTGAAGATGCTTTATGAGAAGGGCTTACCAAGTGATGTAGAGCAATTCTTAGACCAATCTGGGTTGTTCTCTGAGTCCATAATGTCTAACCCATTTGAAAAGACTAACGGTGCAGCCCAATATAAAGCACTGTTAAAGATATTACCTAAAATAGCTATGAATAAGGAAGAGTATAATAGAGCCATACAAGAAGCTACTAAGAACAATGCTCTTAAAGAAACAGCTATTGATACAGACGGTAGAGTATTTGCAATTAGTCCAGATGGTCAAGTTACTAAGAAATTTATAAGCCAATTAGAGGAAGGTGAGCAAACCTTAACAGTTGGTCAAATGGCTGAGAATAGAGCCTATAGTCAAGGATTAGCATTTAACAGTAATGCTATTACTGCTATTGCTAACAGCACAAGTATTGAACAAATTAATAAGACAATATGGGAAGCGATTAAGAATTTAGGTTCTAATACAAGAGCTAATGAATACTTTAGGTCTAAGGATGAAAGAAAAGCTAAGGCAGGAATTGATAAGCTATTAGAGGAAGGTGCAGACGGTGTGTATAAGATTAATTCTAAATCTATATCACAGGATGCTCAAGCCAAATATGCTTTGAATTATATATTATCAACATTACCAGCTAATCAAAAAGTTCTATTGCAAGACTATGCCAGGAAATCTGGACTAGATTTAAAGACTGGTCCGTTAGAAATCATTACTAGCATGATACAATCTGGAATCAGTTCTACTGAAGAACTTGGAGTTAACTATGACAAGCAAGCTACTAATGGTGCTAATACTGATGAGAAGGGCAACAAGAAGACTAGGGCATTTGATATTCCTATGATGATTATAACTGGAGATGGTCTTCCTAAAGAGAATGCAAGAATTAGTTTTGGTAGTAACTATGCTATTGATGTACAGGCACAGAAGTTACCATTCATTCCAGGTAGTGATGGTAAACCTATTGGTCCGACTTCCTTAATGGGAGCTTTAAGTGGTCAATTAGGTAGTGTAGTTAATAAGGATGCTGTCCATGTTGGTAAACAAAGACTTGATGCCACTAAGCTTAATCAGCTATACTATGACGGTACTGGAGTATCTACAATGGAATTACCTTATACTCTTGATGAAAATGGACAAGCTGTTCCTGATTTCGATGTTATAGGTGCTTACAAGGCAGCTGTGGATGAAATCAATAAGAGAGGTAAGGATGTTACTAAAGCTGAAGTAAATCAAGTATTCCAAGAAAGAGGTCTGAATAGATATTTTAATGAAGATGGTAGTTTTAATAGGGATAACTTTATGAGGTTTGCAGGCATATCAGTTATTGGTGATGATGAAACCTTTGAAGACCCTGACGATAACTCTGACTTCTTTATGCCTATCACAGATGATAGGTTAACAGCACAGATAAGTGCAACATTAGGTACTAAGTCAAACCCTATGGATATGGGAGACCTATATAGAACTATTGCTTATGTACCTATTTATGACTCTCCGAGTCTAGCAGGTGCAGCATCTGGTAACTTCTCATGGATTAAGGATGAAGGAGCTATGATGGAAATAGCAAAAGAACAACAACTCCGTAACGCTAGACAGGCATATAACAACAACATAACTAAAAGTCAATTATTAAATGGACAATAAGAAGCCGAATGATTGGATGTTGAATGTGTTACAGAACCCTAGTTTCTCTTTATCTGATTTTAAAGCGGTAGGGATTGATGGTAATAACACTTCCATTGAAGATAGAGAAGTCTATGCTAATAACAAGATTATACAATCAAATCCACAATTCCAGGATAGTGACGGTAACTTTGATAATGCAAAGTTTAACCAATTCTATGATGGTGCATTAGAGTCATATCAACTATTAGCTAATAATACGTTTAATGAGACTGTAATGGATGAGGCTACCTTTGGATTTAATAATATTTGGGCACCTAAGGAAGCTAGTAAAAGAACTCAACCTGAGTTTCAAATCAATAGGATATTCAATCCTGACAGAAGGAAGATGGGAGTAGAGAAAGTAGGGTTCACTAGTGATAGAACCCTTACTGCTGCTGAAATAGCTCAGACTCAAAAGGTATATGACCCAGAGACAGGTGAGTGGGATGAATCTCCTAATGATGCATGGCTAGGTAGGAATTGGTTCCAACCAGTAGCCCTAGCTCAATGGGACTCCGATGATTATCATATTGACCCAGAGACCAATAGAAAGGTATGGCACAAGAAAGGTGAGCTAAAATTAAACGACGAAGGTACTTACTACTATGAAAAATTAGGCAGTAGAGAACCTTATGGTAGACAAATACTATCTCCATTTGACGTTCTAACTACTGATGGTTCTAAGGCTAATAAATATGACTTCTTCGATTCAGATAGCTTAGATAAGAGTGTATTCGGAAGTATAATGAAGAATACATTTAAGATTGCTCCTATGTTTGTGCCTTATGTAAAACCAGTATATATTGGATTAGGTATTGCTAATGAGTTAGCTAAAGTGTTACCTATTATATATAAGACTACATTTGGATTAGCTGGAGCATCTACTGACTGGGCTAATAAGTTAGAAGGATTTGCATATTCTATGGATAGCGGAACATCTGAGTATGCTAAGCAACACCCTTGGGCAGCTGAGAACATCCTTAATATGGTTGGCGATGTAGCTAAACAGCTATATGAACAGAGGTGGATATTCACTAATGCCCCAAGATTATTTAAGTCTTACGGCATATCATCTAAGAATGGTACTCCGTCAGAGTTGGATAAGCAAATAACTAAGTTGGCAGAAGAGTATACTCAAACTGCTGTTAAGGATATTCCTAAGGTATTAAAGTCTTTAGAGGCTACAGGTAGTCTTGATATTATACAGAAAGAAGCTTTAGCTAAAGCTACTATATGGGGTCAGAATTATATGAAGAGTTACGAGAACTGGGGTAAACACCTATCTCGTCTTTATATGACTGGTACAGCTTCATATAATGCTTTTAGTGATGCTAAACAAGAAGGAGCATCTGATGAACAAGCTGCTGCTGTGTTCTGGGGATATATGGCTGGAATGTATGCTCTAATGGCTAGTGATATTGGAGAACACGTGCTTCCAGAATTGAGGATGGATAAGGCTCAAATCAAAAAACTTATCCAAGATGTAAATCAGCAAGCAAAGCAAAGTATATCTACTAATGCAGTTAAATCTGAATCTAAGAAGTTAACTAAGAATGTATTTGCTAAGTTGTTTAATGGTGCAAAGTCCTTTGCTCAGAATAACTACAAAGCTATTGCTGATGGCTCTACTTCTATTCTATCTAATGCTCTTGCAGAAGGTGTAGAAGAAGTAACTGAGGAAGTATTATATGATGTTACTAAAGCAACATTTAATGCTATCTCATATTTTACTGGTAACGAAAGAAGGCTATCAGCTTTTAATGATATGGCTTCTCGTTATAGTATGTCATTCTTTGGAGGTGCTATCGGTGGTGGTATATTCCAAGGTATTAATGATATTAAGATTAGAAAATCCTACGATTCTAGTAATATGCAGGCTAATCAAGAACTTATCTATCTAATCAGACAAGGTCGTGGTGAAGAGATTTACAAGGCTTTGGAGGATATGAAGAAGAAAGGAGTGCTTGGTGATAGAAACCTATCTGCAACTAAGGTTGATAAGGTGGGTGATAAGTATGCATATCAACAAGGAACCGATAAAGATAATCAAAATGATGCTATATATAGTCTAATGAAGGATTATGTAAGCAACATTGAACAAGTTCTATCTGTTGAGGGAATGAAGCTATCTGATGCTACTTTACTTGATAAGCAAATGTTATCTGAGTTAAGGTATCAGGAGTTATTCAAGAATGCTCCTTCTGCTGGTAAAATTTTACAAGACTTCAATAACCTTGCTAATAGGTTTTTAACCCTACACAGTAAGATTGATAAAATCAATGCTACTTATTTAGACGAGAACGGTAAGAAGAGTAAGGAATATGCTGACGCTATGGCTGCTGTTCAACAACAAATAGATGATGCTAAGAAGGAACAATATGAGTTCTTACATACTGGTAAGAGAGGTAAGTATTTAGGAATGATGATGTTCTCTACTAATCCTGTGATTAGTAAGCCATTTATTGATATGAACTTCAGAATGTATGCAGAGTCCAAATATAACAAAGACTTCGAAGCATTATCTGAAGATGATATAGCTAAAGCTAAAAAGGACTACAACGATTACCTACAGTATGATGCCAATTCTAAGTTAGATATGGCATATGATGTATTCCGTAATATGAACGAGAAGCTATCTCCTATCTTCCAAGAAGCAGGAGAGTTGGGATATAAGCAATATGCTCAACTAAAAAGGAACTTCTATAGTGCCAATCTATCTCTGACCGATGCTGATGGTAATGTTACTCCTATGACTATATCAGATATACTTGGTGATATGTTCGGAAGTAAGAATGCTACTGATGAAGATATAATCGAGAAAGCTGAGAGTCTAAAGAAGCCGAGAATAAATGAAGCTAAGGAACATCCATTTGATGAAATATCAAGGTTCTTAACTTATACTATGCCTACGGTTGATGGTTCTGCAATCTCTAATGGTGCTATATTGATTAGGCAGCTGAATCAAGCCGCTGACGTATTCATGGCTAATGGATATATTGATAAGGAGATAGCTGACTCTATGAGAAGGCTAACTGAACAGGTTGTAACTGTAAATAGAGATATATACCATCAGGACATGGAGGATGCTTACTATGCTGTAAGTGAAGAGGCTGGAGATGCAATCCGTAATTGGGTTGACCAAGATTTAACTATAGCTAACATAAAGGAGAAAACCCAAGAGTTAGTCGAGAAGTTAAAATCCATTGAAGGTCTTGATGATGCACAGCAGAATATGCTGAACACTATCATTGGTGATATAAAGAGTCAAAGCAATTCAACTTTAGCTCAGAACCTTCCTATTCTTAACGATGCAAATGCCTTATTAAAGAAGCTTGATACTGCAAAGACTAATCCATTATATGACACTCTATCTAAGATAGGGATTAATGTGATTGGTAAGAAGACTAATGTATTTGACCTATTGCAGGATTTAGAGCGTCAGTTCAATGAAGTACATATCTCTGACTTTGCATTAGATAACAAGCTACAGCAAGAGCAAATAAAGGATGCAAGGAAGATTATATCAGCTGCCAGGTCTATTATATATGCTTCTCAATACGATAACTTAGATGCATCTAATCCATTTGGATTTAATGTAACTCTAAAAGAGTTTTATCAAAAGAATAGTATTGAAGATGCTCCAGAGTTAGGGCTGATTGATTCTGAAGTTGCTACTATAATGAACAGAGACTTAGATAGAATTGAGAGTAAGTTAGACTTTATCGAGAAACTATCTAACTTGAATAAAGAATCTCAGTTAAAGGAGCAAAGAAGAACATCAGTAAATATGAACTATCTATTCTATGACGTTGTGGGTGATGAGAATAGTTTCCTATATACTAAAATGGTTGATGGAGAACCACAGCTAAAGGGAATTGATGGTGAAGTACTACTAAATGACAAAGTAAGGGAAGCTATTAATAATGCTACTACTCTAAGACAGTTTACTGAAGACCAAGACAGGACGTTGGATGTATCTGATGAAGATTATGTAGCAATGGAAAAGGAAAGGGTGGCTATCGAGGATGCTCTTTATGATAGATTCCAAGAAATATCTCATGGTAAAGACCAAGTAGAAGCTATTAAATCTATCTTATTTGATGGCGGACTATCTCATAAGGGTATTGCAAAGGGGAGTGAAGGTATTAGGTCAGTTACTAAGGCTCTTAGTGATGCTGAGAAGTTAGCTTACGCTAGCGGTATCCTCGGAGTTAAGAGTTCTGATTTCCTATCACAATACTATACAGTTATTAAGAGTGATACATCTAAGTTAGCACCTATAGCTACTCAAGAGTTTGCTGTTAGAATAGCTTATACATTAGCATCTAATAGAAGATTCATTAACAATGTAGTTAAAGCTGCTGATATTCCGAACCACCTTGAAGGTACTCCTCTTCTGAACACAGTATTTATTGAAGGTGTTCCTGGAGCAGGTAAGACTAGAGCTGTTGTTAAAACAGTATATCAAATGCTTAAAGCTGTAAATCCTAACGTAAAGACTTGGACAGCTGGACCTCGCCAAAAGCAAAGTGATAACTTAGCTGATGAGATTGGGGCTGAGCATAACACGTCATTTACTAAGGAAACATTATTTGCTAAATTAGGAGTATCTCCTGATTATGTAAATGATGCTGCTAATTTGAGTATTGTAGTATCTCCTTCTGATATTAGACACGTTGAAATTACTGGTCTTGATGAAAGAGAGTATAGTAAGGATGATTTACCATCTGTATTATTTATTGATGAGGCTACTCACTTCACTAATGGAGAATTACAAGTAATCTCTGATTTTGCTGCAAAGAACAATGTAGCAGTAGTAATGTTAGGAGACACTGAACAGAGTGGTAAGAGTCAACTATGGCGTTTAAAGGATGGAAATGATGATGTAGCTGTTTACAATACATTCTCAACTACATTCAGTATATCTTCTCCTAAGTTAACAGTTTCAATGAGAGCTTCTAATACTAATAAGAGAGACAATCTTAATAATATTAGGGCATTGATTGAACCACTTAGGGCAACTAAAACTGATATGTCTATTGCTGAGAAGTGGTCATTTATAGGTGATAATCTTGAGGTAAAATATACACAAGATGAATCTGGAGTACATGGAGAAAAAGTCCAAGGTTCTTTAGATTCTAGTGACTTAGACCTAATGTTATCTACTTTGAAAGAGGGAGAAACAATAGGATTTATCTACGATAATACTGAGTCAGATACCTATAAGATGCTTAACTCATTGCCTTCTGAGAAGAAGGATAAAATAGAGTTCTTTACTGAAGACTCCGCACAAGGTAGTGAGGCTAAATACTTCATTGTTGATGTTGATTGGAGCAAGAAGAGAACTATGAATGGTGAAACTGCTGAGGCTAGTATAGAAGTGGCTGATTTTATTAAGAGCTTATATACTATTGCAACTCGTTCAGAGGAAGGTACTATCATTATTGATAACCATCTAACTGAAGTAGTTAATCCAAATGCCTTTGTAGAAAGTGACTATAATGCTCCAACATCTTATACTGATGAATCTCTTGCAGACTATAAGGAAAAGAGACTAAGAGCGTTAGAGGAAATACTTAAAGGTTATACTCCATCTAATCCAGCTATTGCTCCTGTAGTTCCAGGTGGTCAACCTGTTACTAATGAACCAGTAATAGTACCTAAACTAAGAGAAGGTACTTGGATTCAGATGAATGATGGTAGTAAATGGCGGATTATGTCAGTAGATGGAACTGATTATGTTCTTGCAACACAAGACAAAACAGAGTATCATAAGCAACCTATAGAGCAGATTGATACTATGTTAGGTGTTTCTGTTCATTTATCTACTGAACCTACTAAGCCAGTTATATTGCCAGAAGGTGGTAAAAGACCTGACTTACAGCAAGTCTTGATTGAAGAGGCTCAAGCAAGTGAGGAGGGTGTTGAGAGTGATTTAGAAGCCCAAAAGAAAGCTCAGTGGTATGCTAAAGATGACCCTGGATTCAAAGTATATACTTTTGCTGGATATAGGTCTGGTATTGGTTTAGAAATGTCTCAAGGCTCTGTAGCAGTAGATGCTGACAATAATGTAAACATTATTAATTCTGGTAGAAAGTACAAGAGTACTTCTGGTGAACTTGTGGATGAGACTAAGAGTGACTTGCAAGCTCTACTTGACTTAGATACATTTAGAAATGGCTCAGTCAAGGTTCCATTTAATACTTATAACACTGCTACTACATTACTTGCAGATGTTAGAAGTGCTGTAATGTTTGCTAAAACTAATGGTGCTGCACTATCAAATGTTAAGAAATTGGTGAGGGAGTTTCCTCCAGCTTCAAAGATAGCATCAGCTACTACTGGAGAGCTGCAGGTTAAGTATGTCAATGCGTTCTATCAACAAACTGACCAGACTGTCGAGATGGGTGATAAAACTACTCCTAATAGGAAGTTAGTGGTCTACACTCTTAAAGACAGAAGTGGTAATCCAGTTGCAGAATTTACTATTGGGGTTCTTCCTGGTGAATTTACCTTAGATAACTGGGTTCAGAACTATGTTGGAGAGGATAAGAACATCAGGTCTAAATGGCAGAGGTTAAGTAAGCTACTTGCTGATGGTAACGAGGTGGCTAAGAATGCTAGACGTACAGTGTACATCCCATTAGGAACTGACTTTGCATTAGGTCCTAATATTATTTCTAACACTAAGATTAGTAAGGTAAATGAACTTGGTCAAGACATTGACAAGTTTGGAGGGAATGTTAGAAGGACTCCATTTAGTGAGTTCAAGAACGCCAAATCAAGAATAGTATCTGATGTCTTCATTATGACTAATGTAGGTGTTGATAACGATTTCTATGATAAGTCATTATCAGGTAAGGCGGTCACATTCGTAACCACCAAGAAGGACTTTACCTATAAAGGAATAAAAGCTCTGAATGACCCTAATATTCTTGCAGAAGCATGGATGGAGACAAGGGGAAATAAAGATGCTGACAAGTTAGACGAAGTGGTTAAGGTTGTTAAACTCGACCCAATAGGCGTCAACTTTGAGGAGTATATTAATGGAGTTAGTGCTTTCAGAAGAGAGTTAGCTAATAAGACTGGCAATGCAAAGATGTTTAGTCCTCCAGGAAATAAATATACTGCTGCTCGTATCTTCATGAATTTGTTACAATTTGACTTAGATTTAAAGACTGCCTTGGTTACTGGTCAAACAGTACATGGTGTATCTATTGTTGAAGGAGATAAGTTCAGATACGAAACTGGAAAGGTGGACATACCTAGTAGTAGAGCAATAGAGCTAATTAGTAGCCTAGATTCAATGATGGCTTCTGCTGTTAATAGAATCTATGGTAAAAATGATGCTGAAAAGTTAGCAACAACTAATGCAGAATGGGGACTTACTGGTGAAGTTTCTCAGGCAGCAATAGATAAGCTAAATAATGCTGTACTTAATAGGTTTGATAACTATCTTGAAAATTTGAAGAGCTATAAGGATGGAGAAATCTTAGCAGAGTTTGCTGACTCATACTCATTCACACTTGCTAAGTTATTCCATAATTACTTTGCAGAATTTAGAACAGACTCTAAGAATTATTCTTTAAGGACTGATGCTAAATCTCAGAACTTACTGAGAACTGTAACTAGGGTTCTTCAAAATTATGAGCAAAGTTCCTTTAAAGAGGGTATCTATTATACTCCTGTTTATAAGGGCAGTGCTGAAGGTGGTGGTTTAGCTACGTCAATGGCATACCCCGCTATTAATATGGTTAACAACTTTACGGTGGATGTGGAAGCACAGACTCCAGATTTTGTTATCACTGGTGAAGCTTTGCAAAGGCTTGCAAATGGTATTGAACAATATATGTCTAGTAAACCAACTCTAAGACCAGTAGAACAGAATTATACTATGGATAATGCTAAAGCTGTTTTAGCTGCCAAAGCTAAGTTCGAGTATGATGAACAGTTCAAGGGAGTGTTTGAGATGGCTTCTGACATAGTTGCTAAGTCAATACCAACAAATAAACCAGCTCTTGATAAGGACATTGCAAACTCAATTTATACTACTATTAAGAGGATGGTAGCTGACAGGAAAGAGGGTCTGGTAGATTCTAATACTGAAGGTTTCATTCTTAGTGTACAAGGAAATCTTACTCCACAAGGTAGTATGCAACTGAAGTTTAACACACTCGGAGGAGTACTAAGAGGATTACTTAATCAGCCAGTAACTAACATTAGTGTTGATGGAAGTGAAGGTAGTGCTTTGTATTCTGGAAAATTTGAGGTAAATTTGCAACCATATCAATGGACAATGGATAGTACAGGTAAGGTTACTTACAGTGAAATCCAAAATCCAGCTACTGATGAAAGTCAAAAAGCTGAGAACTTAGCAAAGCTTGAAGCTGAGACACAAAAGTTGGAGGCAAGAAAAGAGAAAATACTTAATGAGCTAGTTAAAGGTGTCAGTGCACCATTAGTTCCCAAAATAAAGGAAGGTATAAATATACTACTTTCTGGAGATTTAGGTACTAAGGAATACACTAGAGCTAAGGTACTAGTTGCTAAAGCATTCTCCATGGCTCCGTCCAACTTAAAGAGTGAATGGGATTCATTGTTATCAGATTATGCTAATAACAAGGATGCCATAAATAACATATTAGGAACTTGTAATTAAACAAAGAATTATGCGTTGTATTGTTACTAATGACAAAAAAGAGATTATTATTGATTCGTTAAACAGTGTCTTCAATGATGCTGAATTGATAACCTTAGAGGCTAAGTTCAAGAGACTGGGGGAAGACCTTTCCCCTACTCTTGTCTTAGACGATGAGCGTTCTATAAGTGTAATATCAGACATCATCAATGAGTGGATTCCTGAAGCTAGAGATGTGGCTGAGTTGTTTGAAGATAATGTCCAACTAGCTCTATTAACTGAGTTAGAAGAAACAAAGGATTTACGAATTACTGACCTTAGAAAGGCAGGTGTAGCTCCAGCTAATAAGGCTGCTGCTAATTTAAACATGGACATTAAGGAAGAGTCTTTAATTGATTATCAAGAAAAGATTACTTCTTCTACTATCAATAACCTATATAGAAGTGCTCAACAGCCTCGAAATCTAATGCAAGATGAGCTAAGACGTAGTGTTATATCATCATTCCTTGTAGATTTTAAAGAGGGGCGAATAGTTAGAAGTTCTCAGGAATTTAATAAGAACCTAGCCGCTCTATTTAATAGGTTGCTGACAGATTTAAAGATATATGCAGAAGAGGCTAAAGTCGATTTCGACAATTCTCTACTGTTATATGACGAAGATGGTAAATATACTGGACAGTTCTCAGTTGTACAAAAGTTGGCTGATACTCTCTTTGGTGATAAGTTTAATGCTACATACCTTAATCATCTATATGCTACAAGAACAAGTAGCTTTAAGAGTTCTAAGGCATTAAGAGCATACAACTCGTATGTAATACTAAATAACTTTGATACATTGCTAAAGACCTTACTGGGTAAGACTATAACTATTGACCAAAGATATGTAGACTCTTTTACTGATGTAGAAAATGACAAGTATAAATTGCTTGACAATTCTAACCTAGTAAAGACATGGAGAAGTTCTGACGATGTAGATGCTTTATCTGAAATGGGTAACATCACTAAGATATTGGTAGAACAAACTCCTGTATTACATTATCCAACTGGAGAGAATAAATTTAACAACTATTTGGAGGTAAAGGACTTTACCTATGTCTTCAACAAACTTAAGAACATTCCAATCTTCTCTGAGATAGTAAACAAAATTAGGTTTGCACCTAACAAGTTTATCCCAGAATTGATTGATACTGCACTTAAAACTAACACTAGGGGATTAACTGCCCATGATAAGGACATTATATTCTCAGTACAAAGAAGGTTCTATAAGAACAACTTTGATGTTTATGGAGACTCTGAGTATTCTCTAACAGAGATTATCAACAAAGAGTATGCAGAAGGTAGTGATAGTGTTCTTAGTCAGAACTTAGTTGATTTTATATCTGGTATGATTGATAAGACTGTGTCTACTAATTATATTGGGTATAGACCATCTGACTCTGGTAACATAGAGATATTTGATGTTAAGGATAACAATCTTAATAGTCATAAGTTGATTATTGAGAAAGGTATCAATAATATCAATAACACTCTATCAACTGAGTATAGGAAAGACTTACTTGATAAGTATTCAGTTAGAAGAAATGGGGCTAAACTTAGTATTAGAATCCCAGGATATACTACTAAGAACGGTCATACACTACATATTGTTCATGCTAATAATAGCAGTAGAGGAATATCTGTGTTTACTGTTGATTCTAACAGAAATCAATCTCCTTTATCTTTAAATGAAATGGACCGCATGGTTGCTGAGGGAGATACAGACCTTGTAAGAGCTTTAACTGAGTTCTTAGATGACACCTTGTACCAATCACTTGGATTACAACCCGAAATACTTGATGCTTTTAGAGAGATTGTAGAAGCTGGCTCTGATATAAGTGCTATAATGCAACTTGCTGCGTTAGGTGGGCGTTCTTTAATGCGTAACCAAATAGAGAAGGAGTTAACAGATGGCACAATGGACAAGGCTTCTGTAGCTGAATGCTTCCCCGAAGCATATAGTAAGGAGACTACTCTATTCGACAAGAAAACTGGTTCACTAAAGACTGTAATAGCTGACCAAGCTAATATTGTAAGGGATTTAGCTAGGGCACGTATGTTAGTTAATGGTGAAGCTGCAAAGAGTAATTCTCGTGACCTATCTGGTAACTCAATATCTAATAATGGTTTAACAAACCTTATTAATACTGCTAAGGTAAATTGGCTGGAAGCTAAACACCTCGCTGGATATGGTTACAATGTAGCCTCATTAGGAAGTATCTTTGTTAAGAATCCTAACCTTATATTTGGTACTACTGTAAAGAAGGAAGCCCAAAGTAAGGATAGGTCTGTAACTAAGTCTAGTGCTAAGTTCTTCTCATCAGAGATTGCTCATAGTTCAGTTCTATATGACTTCTGGTCTGGATTCCTTAATAAGGATGGTGATATGGCTGGTAAGTTCTATATTCAACCTACAGTATATTCAGATAAGTCAAGACATTATTTGATTGGAATTGATGGTATGCAAGTGCTAACTCCAACATTTGATGAAACTACTGGAGGTAATGTAGGAGGTAAGAGAATTACAGAATCTACTGCTGAGGATATTAGAAATGTTCACTATGCTTCTATGGCTCAGATGTACAGAGTTATGAGAACTAACTTGTTAGCTGACTATCAACAGACATTAGCTCCGATACTACCTATGTTGGGTATATCAAACATTACTACATTTAGTGATGCTGAGAGAGTGTTTGATGCTATCAATGCTAAGTATAAACTGAAGAAGGATGTAGAGTTCTTTAGGTCTAAAGGTATTCCAGTTAGTCCAGAGAATGAAGCTGAATATCAGCAGATTATGCAGAGCCAGATGGCTTTAGCTAACTCTCCTCAAGACTTGTATATGTTACTTGCTAAGGAAGCTAATACTGAAGTTATTGACCAAATTCACTTCTCTGGTAAAGGCACTCTTGGAATTAATAAATTGTTAAAGCATTACTTTGAAATGTTCTTAGATGATGCTAAAACAAGAAACATTTATAATGCTAAGGTTCTTAGAGAGAAGAAGAAATTTGCTAGAGACTTGCTCAATAACAATAAGTTCTTCTTATATGATAAGAGAGGTGAAATTGACCCTGTGTTGAATAAATTCATACATGGTTCAAGCGAGTCTGAGAGGTATAGTATCTGGGCTGGTCCAGACTATGAATCTAAATGGGTAGACCCTGATACAGCTGAGATTATCATAGCTAAACTGGTTGACAAGAACGGTAAAGAAACGAGACTTACTAAGAACTCACTATTTGACCCTAAGGATTCTCAAGGTTTAATCCTTAATCCTTTGTTCGATATGTTCTTTGAAGTTGACAATCTAATCTCAAGTAATTTCTTAACTTCTACTGTTGGTGGACCTTATGGTCATCCTCTTAAATCAAGGATTGATGCTAATGCAGATGAAGTAACTAAGATTGAACAAGAGGAAGCTGCTCGTACATTGGCTCAGTTTAAGCGTATGGTTATCTATCCAGCAACTATGCATAACTACGTGCAGAACCAGTTTAATGGTATTCCGCCACAGTACAATGTTGCAACTATTAGAGATATGTCTGCTTCAGTGCATAACTTCTCTGGGGTTACATCTAAGGTGGATGTTCAAGATGGTAGTGGTTGGGCTAATCCATTCATTGCTATATTAGAGAACTATTCTCTGAATGATGCTAAGGCTGGCGAGGATAAGAAGCCTATTGGTCATAGTATGAATCCTATGTACTTGTCTGAACTAGAGTTGAAGTATGCTTTGATGGACATCTATAATGAGCGTGTTAGAGACTCTGGAAAACCTGATAATAAGGGCTTGAGATGGAAGAATATACTAAAGAAGATGACAGATAGACAATGGGATGTTCCTGTTGACTTAACTGTTGCCTTTAATGGTAAACCTATCAATATAGCTGAGAATATACAGAACCCTTATTATAGAGACATAGTTACTGGTAAGTTCTATAAGATTACTGACATCAAGAGAACTGGTGATAACTTATATGACGTAACTCAAGTACAAGTTAACAAGATGGGTAACGTAATAGGTCAGCCAGAACTTAAAGGTGGAACTTCTCTTCTTATTGATACTAATTACAAGCTATGGGAAGCCTTTGGTGGAGAATGGTCTTGTGATTTAACTGATTTAGGATTATTCGAAGGTAACTCTTCTATTGAAGCAGTAGCTTGGTATATGAATAACATTGGTGTAGTAAGAAGTAAAGAAAACTCAGAAATCTATGGAACAGACTTTAAGCAGGAGCTTTATACGTTCGGAGAGGATTATGAAGAACTTCCTTCTGAAAGTGAAATCAGAAATCCTGATGGAACATTCACTGACTTTGCTAATCTGTCCCAAATTGAGGTATATCAGCCTCTAAAGCATTCTGACATTCACTATCTGGTTAATACTAGTGGTGCTAAATGTGGTGCTACTAATATCAATCCTACAAGTTCTTGGTTTGACGATACTCCATTAAGAAGCTTTAAGATGTCTACTAGACACTTAGGCATTCAGATGGATGCTGACCACCATGCTGATGATTCAGAATTAACTGAGATGTCTCAGGTAATATCTTCATTAGAAGCCAATGGTTATACTCATCATATTGCTAAGGAAGCATACCATGATTTAGGTTCTATTGTATATTCTACAATGAAGCGAGAGATTGATGCTGTAGCTGAGTATTATAAGATGGGTGATTCAAGAGAAATTTATAACATTGTAGGTAAGTCATTCTTAAAATCATTTGATGATAGTTCTAGTAACAAGGCTAGCTTGGCTGAGGCTATTGTCTATAACATGAAGAAAGAGCTGGGTAAGTACTTAAAGATTTCAGAAGCTGATGTGAAACTACCATTCAGTGATAATAATCTATTGGGTGCAGTTATCTCTAGTGTAACCTCCATGATTAATAAGACAGCTATCAAGAGAAAGTATCCAGGTATTGCATCTGTGTTAATTCCTTCTCATGGTGCTATTCAAATCTATAAGGCTAATGGGATTGACTATACTTATGGTCAAGCTCAGTTATCTAAAGTAGATTTTAATCATCAGTTCAATATGCAACCTATTATACCTATCACTGATATTGAGTTCGGTGAGAGTTATGTAGTTGTTGAAGGTACTCAGGGCTATCCAGTTGATGTAAATGGTGTAGTTCCAGAAGGTGCTTCTATGTGGGATGGTGATATGCACAATGAAAGTCAGTTTAATCTTAATGTTCCTGGAGTTCAACACATTACTGTTGATTCTATTGAAAAGTATAATGAACTAAGGAATGATACTTCTGGTAGGTTAGTTAAGCGCAATCCTTATAAAGGACGTGACTTACAACCTTCTCGTACTCTGTTTAAGATTGGAGGTAGACAATATAGTATATTTGATTCTGATTCTATCAAGTCCAGATATGCTGTAGAGAAAGCCTTTGATAAAGGTGGAGTAATTGACTTAGCTAAGAGTGGCGATATTGATGCTGCTATTGAAATACTTAGAGGCTTTAGAGTCCCTAATGATTTGGTTGGAACTAAACTAAATGAGTTAGCAAACAAGCTAGCTAATAAGGACTTCTGGAGAATTAGTAACCTGGTTGATGATATTAAGAACCTGTATAGGGATGATGTTATCAACACATTCAAAAGGTTGTCTGCTGATGGTACTGTCATTATCAACGACGAAGTTAAAACTATCGACCCAGAATCCTTAGAGATTAAGGAAGCTGAGTTAGTATTACCTAAAATCTATGCAACAAAGTTTGGTTTAAGAAGAGGTGACTCTCTGAATGATATAATGAAGAATGAAAACTTCTTCTATAACAGAATTATTGATGCATGGAATGATAAGACTACTAAGTATGATATTGCTCTGAAAAGAGCTAATGGTAATCATACCTATATTATTCTTAAGAGTGGAGGTAATGCTAAGGTTGTAGAAGGTTTACAGAAAGTAAATGTAAACACTATAGTCGAAGATGGTGAGAATACTCTAAGGGTTAATAACAAGGGTGAAATCGAAGGTCCTCTAAACGATGCTGAGGTTTATGTTGATAGTAGAGGTAACGAAATTATCTTTACTGACAATGTTAAGCAGTTCTTAGAGGAACAGTACGATGACTATGATGATGTAGAACTAAACTCTAGGTTAAAGGAAGGTACTCTAAATGCTGCATTCGATGTGGTTAAGGGTATTGACCATAAACTTACTGAACAGTACAAGGAAATAGCTCTTCGTATGGAGAACAATGAGTCTGTAACTCTTAAACTTGCTCTGCAAGAGAAGAACACTCACCTTGATAGAATGTTTAGGCGTCTATCAAGAGAAAAGAGAACTTCATTCTTGAAATCTCTTGAGTTCATTGCAGCTCGTATTCCAGCTCAGTCTATGCAGTCATTCATGCCTATGAAGGTAGTTGCATTCTCTGAATCAGAGAAGAATATTGCTTATGTATCACACTGGCAGATTTGGTTGCAAGGTTCTGACTTTGATATTGATAAGGTATATCTAATGGGTTCTGAGTTTTCAGATAATGGTAAGTATATTGGATGGTCTCCTTATTTCAATCTATATTCTGATGAAGTAAGAAAGGCTTCTGAATTATTACCTATGCCGAGTGGTAAAGAATATCAGGTATTCTATCCTGATGTTCAACCAGAAGACTCATTTGATATTACTCAATTAGTTAAGAATGTTAACTTAGCAGCTAGTGATAAACTTGGCACTAATACCAAGAGATTCATTATTGCATTGGCAGACTTACTAAAGGGTATCAGAGACAGTGGTTATACTAAGTTATGGTTAGACCCAAAGAGTATTATTGAAGCTAACTGGATGAACTTAGATACTGTAGAGAAGAGAATTAACAGACATTCTTTATATCTATCTAAGATTAAGTCACCTGATAGGATTATTTCTATGATGAAGAACTCAGTTTCATCTAAGATTTATCGTATTATCAATGACCCAGCTAATATGGTTTCAGCTTATTCTCCGATTGAGATGAATGAGCCTCAAGCAGCAGCAGAATTATCTGAATCAGGTAAGGAAGCTAAGGAGTATACTCTGGGAAATCCATTTGTTAAGTGGAATATGCAATATCAGAATATGACTGGTAAGGATGTTATTGGTATTGCAGCTGTTGGTGAGAAGGTTTTCTTTGCATTATCTTACTATTATAATGAAGCTGCTAGAAGTGGTAACATGGAATGGCAGGAGAATGCATATTTTAGAAGGTCATTCAAGCTGATTAAGTCAAGGGATGGTAAGAAGTACCTTCCATTAGTAAGAAACATTATTGCTAATGTAAACTTTGATGGCGTTGATACTTCTAAGGTTCTTTGGAACTCTATGATTGAACAACAATCTGGAGTTAGCATGGAAGACTCTGGTAAGAAGTATACTGAGGAGGAAGTAGCTTACATACGTGAGCAGTTGTTAAGTCAACTTGGAAGTCAGAAGGATGCATCATTAGTTATTTCAGCTCTGTTATCAGCAGCAACTGATAATGCTAAGGAGTTGATTTTAGCTAAGATTAATTCTGGTTCAGATTTAGCTTCCGTATATCTATATTCAATTATGTTGGGTATTGATTTTAAGGATATAGCTAATCTTATGATTTCTAATACAGTTCAGACTATAGCTAAGTTAAACAAGACCAATATCTTTGATGAGTATAACCAGAGTTCAACTATTGACAGCGTGTTTAATAAGTTGGAGAATGGGTTACAAATCAAGAATTACTTGAATAAGTTTGAAGGTCTTAATGAAGCTATTGCAGCTGTTTATCCTAAAGCTGGAGGTAAATCTACTCAAGCTGCACTAACTGAAATATTCAAACAGGATAATAGGTTAGAGTTGCTCAAGAAGTTGCGAGAAGAGTTCAAGACAACTGAAATCTATAAGAACAATGGTTTCCCTAAGTTCAACCTAATGAGATTTATGAGTGATTTTGAAGAATTAGCTGTAATGGCTGACTCAATCTTTAAGAATGAGTTAAGTAGAACAGAGTATTATACCTTCAAGAGAATTTATAAGCTAGCTCAAGAGGTTAAGCAGTTAGGTTCTATCCTAAGTGCAAATCAGGGACTGCAGACCAATATGTTTGATAAGTTTGGTTATCTTGATAGAATCGAGCAGGCTGTAAAGGATAGAGTAGAGGAGTATGTAACTGGTGCTGGGGATAATAGGGATGTTAGTATCTTTAAAATCCTTGAAGACAAACCATATCTTGAGAAGCTACATGGCGGTAAGGAGGGTGCTAAGACATATGTCGAAAGCATTGTTAGAGCAGCTAAAACAGAAGGAATGATTGATGACTTTAATACATTGAGGTTCTTAAATGACGATGAATATAGAAGACTTGCAGTTTCTTTCTATAATCTAATCAAGGGAACTATCAATGTGTTAGATGTTATTACTAGAGTTCCTCACTTTAGAGCAACTATTGATATGGCAGCTACAGACTTTGGTATATTTGATGCCATTAGTGCTAAGTTTACTAACGTTTATAATCTATCTAAACTCCTAATTAGGAATGTATATAATGTTTCTTCTAGTAAAGATAGAGATTCTATATATAGGAATGTTGGTAACTTCCTGGATAGTGTTATAAATACTAAGTGGTTCAAAGACAGAGGTACTTCATTTACTATAGCTGAAGGTGATAGATACTTTGATAAGTATGGACACACCCATCAAGCTACAGGTAATGAGGTTATAGATTTGGGTACTGGTCATGGTCAGGCTACTTTCAAAATGTGGTTTGAGAATACAGTAGTTCCAAGTCTCAAGAGGGGTCTTCAAGAGAAGAATGGAGAGAGAAAACTATCGCTTGCTAGAAACAAGTTTATAAGTGCTCTTCAGTTATCTATCTCTGATAGAACTCTTACTCGTGATGTAAGCTATGCATGGACACTTCCTATGAATATGTCAAGTATTAACTCTATTACCGAAATGAACAACTATGTAGAATATTTAACTCACTTTGATGAGTTGGATAAATATACGTTCAATGGAACTCCAGTTTCAGAGTTGTTCTTCTATTACAACATGATTGTAAATAAGAATAGGTATGGACAAACATCCTTGACAAGACTGTTTGAGCACTTTGTTGGTGAGAAACAAAACTCTGTTGTACAAGATTACTTCAAGTATATCGGAGATATGGACTTCAACAAGTTACTGAATAACTCTGACTATTCACTTGAAGATGTAATCATGGCTTGTGCTATAACTGTTAGTGGAGGTAATTACGGTAAGAAGTTCCCCTATATTAAGGTCTTTAATCCTTTATTGCAGACTTATGAGCTGTTTACGTATATGGGTGAATTTAACTCTTCTGAGCAGCTTCCAGATGATGTCATTGACAATCTGCCAGAGGGAGATGCTAGTGGTCCTGCTAACTACAAGCCAGTGGTCTTCCCAAATCAGAAAGAGTTGATGAACTATTTTACATGGTTACCAATGAACTTCAGCAAAGAGCAAGATGCAGAACCTCTAGAAGATAAACTGTTAAAGCTAATAAATCAAAACAGAGCAATAGTAAAGTATGAGTGCTAAGAACTGTACTTCTACATTGATAATTGGGGGGCTGGAATTTAAAGTCCAGTCTCCCAACGTCAATGGGAATCCTCCAATTAAAGACATTATACAGAACATAATTAAAGAACATGGTTCTGAAATTTCTAAAGCATTATCTGACCCAAAAGGTGTGTATGAAGTACTTAACATTAATGATATATCACATTTAAGAGGTAATGCTACATTTAAAGATATTACTAAGTACCTAAACAGTTTAGGTAGGCAGTATATACCAATGAGAGATAGTTTAAGGGTATTAATATCCAAACTAAACAAAGTTGTTCCAGAGTCTGAACAGAACATTCTTTGGGTTTCATCACCCATAACACTAAATGACGTAAAAATACCTAACGTAAATGTTAGTACTAACGGGGATTTAGTTATCCTAGACTCCAATAACCTTAATAAAGTATATAATACACTAAGGGAATATTTCTACGCTAAGACTATTAATACTCCTGAAAAGATTAATCAAATCTTATCCTTTATAGGAAGTATTGGTAAAGCAACTGATAAAATGAAATTAAAGTCTGATGTATGGATAGCTAATCTACAGTCCAAGTTCACTGAGATGAGAAAGAATCCTGCAACAGCACTACACTACATTGTTAGTGATGATATTATAAACGAATTAGTAGACCTATCTGGAATGAGGTCAGAACTTAATACCTTGCTTAAAACATTAAGTAATGTTCAGTTAAAGGAAGGTAAAGGTAAGCAATGGTGGTTAGAGTGGAATGGTAATGCTGGAACCTATACTAATAGGAATGGTCAGCAGTTTAAGTTCAACTTTAAAGAAATGGATACCACTATTACAGGATACCTAAAAGAGAAGGGTATTGAAGCTAATGAAGAAGAAATTAGAGCTACAAAGGCTGTTCTACTAAGTGGAATATCACAAGGACATCCATTGTCAGACAACGAGATATACGATTTATGGGACGAATTTACTAGAAAAGGTTGTGAATAATGGCTTGTATTAATCATAATGATATAACATATAGAACACTTCTAGAACTTTCTGGATTAACCCAGTTAGAGCTTGATGCAAAGGTAAGGAAGACACTAGAGACTACTGGGGAATACCCATTTATTGAACAAGTAGTATCTTCCGACACAATACCTGCATTAGTAAAGAAGTATAATTTAGTCAAGTCGGGCGATAGATATGTTGCTAAAGATGTTGACTTAGAAGGAGTGGGTGCACCCTATTTAAATAGCATCTATAGAGACTTAGAGATAACGATAACTCCACTGTTTGATGGAGAATCCCTAGTAGACATCAAGAGGAGGGCTACTATAAATAGGGATTTAGAAGTAGAAGAAGATTATGTAGGACCTTATACTGAGCATAATAGTAATATATTCCCTCAACCTATTCAGGTAATTAATGGAAACTACATCTATCAGCATGATGGTAATTACTACATATCTAAACACAAAGTAGGAAGTTATACTGCATTAAGTAATCTACCAAGAACAAAGAACTTGAAGACGGCTTATTCCAAAGCTACTCCAGTAAACACTAAGTATGAAGTTAATAGAGACGTTCTTAGGTTTGTATCGGACTATAGTAATTTATTGTCTGCAGGACAAAATGCTATATATAATACTAATTCAGAACTTCCACCAATTATATCATATTATGGCAATTTTAACTATCCTAAGTTCAAAGTTGATACAACTCTTAAAGGCAAGTATGACATTAATGAAGAGGGTACTATCCTAATAAATCCAAACAAAGTTGGAACTGAGCCTAAAGCATTAGAGAGGGCTATTCTTGAGGCTGAAGGCTTCTATAGTGAAACAGAGATACTTGAAGCACTAAATAGACTTACTAATCCAATTAAAGTTGAAACATTAAAAGTAGGTAACAACCAATATTTATTAAGGTCTACTAATAAGGATAATAAACTTAATAATTATTACCCAGAACTTTCTAATGGTAATATAAGAATCAATAAACTTGAAGCTATGTTGGATAGACTAACCGACCTATATGGGGTTAAGTTCAATAGAGTTACAAGTTCAGAATTGAGGTTGGGAGGGTTTAAGGATGTAATTCCAGATGCCACCAGAGTCAATGCTTTCATACTTGACGGAGAAATCTATATCAATACTGATAACGCAAGTGATGATGCTCCTATTCATGAGTTGTCTCATATGTTGCTTGGTTCACTAAAGTCTACAGACTATAACCTATACTCAGCATTAGTAAACTCCGTAGAGAATCTTGATGATTATGATTTGAGGCTAGAGGAGTTCCCCAATAGGGCTAGAATGGATGCAAATGAAGAGATATTTGTAGACCTATTTGCAAAACACTTTACTGAGAACTTAGAGCTACCAGTTGATGCTAATCTAATGGATAGGGCAGAATATGAGATTAAGAGAAATATTGACTCTGCTATCTTCCCTAACGAAAGTACAACTAAGGTTAGTTTGAGTAGTATTAGTGGTAAGTCTTTCTCGGAAATCATGGACTTATTTGGAACATCACTGAATGAAACCACAATAGCCAATGCCTTTAATGGCAATGAGGCAGGAACTAATAGACGACTAGCTAACATAAAGGAAGATTTATTAAAACAAGGATTATTAAAAGAGTATTGTGAATAATGGCAAAGTGTGGATATACTCTATTAGGAAGGTCGTTTGGTTCTGAGTTAGAGTTAAATAACTTCCTACTTAACAATAAACATAGTATAGACCTTGGTAGAATATCTGATATAGTATTCAGTCTTAATAGCAAAAAGGATGAAGTAGTATCTATATTGGACAGTAAACTATCATGGGCTACTAAAATCCAGAATATTAAGAGAAATCCTAATTCATTCTTGGACGATGAAGATATAGACCCAGAATCAGTAAAGCCATATAAAGGTGTAACTTCTGCTATAAAGTTATTTAGGCAGGCAGATGGTGTTACTAGGTTTGTACCTGAATTTAAGATAGAAAACTTCAAGGAGAAGTGCTTTGAAAGATGGGGTAAAGAAGGCTTCAGTGCAATGGAAGCTAAGTTGGTTGATAAGGAAGCAAACATTCCAGTCAATAAAAGTGATATGGAAGCTGCTTTTAAAGCACTTACTACTAAGTGGGACTTACTTGGTAAGGTAGGTACTTCACTTCATAAGGTGGCTGAGTTATTCTGGAAAGGTGAGAGTTTGTCAGCCATAGTGCAGGATGATGAAGTAAAGAATTATCTTGACCCAGTAATGGCATCTCATATGTATAGCAACATGGAGATATTGAGAAATCAGTTAATCAAACTTCATGGTAATGGAGACCCAAACAGTGTAAAGTTCTATCCAGAGTATGTAGTTGCTGGTGACACACAGGCTCTTGATGATAATGGTAATCCAATTAAGCTACTTGGTATTATCGACTTACTAGTAGTAGATTCAGAGGGACAAGTTCACGTGTATGACTATAAGACTTCTGATAAAGCTCACTTAGACTTTGATAGTACTAAGAAATTAACATTCGATTATCAGCTAGCTGTATATAGACAACTGTTAGAAAGTTATGGTTTACCAGTAAGTAGAGCAATGCTTGGAATCATTCCATTATCTATGCAGGATTTTGATGGAGCTACTGGTAACTTCTCTAACATCGTTGCTCCCACTAGTGTTGTAGGTGGAGTAAAGGAAATTAACATTGATTACAGAGATAGAAATCCCAGACTATCTTATGATAGTGCTTCTGCATTTGTTACAAATAATGTGGAAATGGTTATGCCCGTTGAACCCGTTGAGGATTTAGTTACTAAGGACTTCGTTGAGCATATGTCTACAGGATTTGCTAAACTGTTCCCAGGATATAAGTTCAACAGGGAGTTGAATGAAGCTACCCTAGAGGCTTTAAAGAAGGATGTTAGGTACAATACATCTACTGGTAAGTGGACTCTTCCAGACTTAAAGAATAGAGGTAAAACTCTAACATTCGATACACAAGCTGAAGCATATAAAGCTTTGGAAAGCTACCATGAATCGTTACTAAGTTCTAAGACAAGGGAAACTGAAAGGTTAATTGGTAACATTAGAACAGCTATTAACACTGGTAATACCAGCTTCTTACCTTTGTCTACTCGTAAGATTAAAGGACATAGTGCAGGTTGGTTTATAAAGGAATGTAGTAGGTACTGTAATGCAGAGTGGAAAGTAATGGACGTTCCAGAGCTTACATCTTTGGGTGTAATGCTACTATTTAATAAGAGAGCTAAATACTTTGATGTATTGGTGTTAGATAACACTCCGTTAAAAACTCAGCTTAAATTTACAAAAGGTTCTACTGTTCTTGGAGAATATGCTTCTAATGTAGAACTAGAGCAGAGAGGTATTCCAGCATTGGAGGGAGTTGTAGGTAATGTAGACCTAATGAAAGCTATGCTAGCCTTAAATGAATTACCTGATTTATTCAGGGAAGGTAAGTTTAAACTGGGAGAGATTAGAGTCCTCAATCAGAAAGACGAGACTGGTATGCACACTAGTGCTTGGCAGTTATTGCAGAACTTTAATGAACTCACTAAGGATGGTAGAGCTGGTATTACAAATAATTTCTCTACTGGAAGAATACAGTTCCTAGAGAATTATCAGTTAGCTTACTATAACATGATTCAATTCTGTGCCTTAGGTAAAGAGCAAAGTAGATTGAATAATGTATTGTCAGAGTTTGAAACTAATCCTATTATTCTTGACCACTCTATCGAGAACCTGATAAAGATGAAGAAGATGTTGGAGCAGGAATATTCAAACCTAACTGAGACTAAGACCACTGATTTCTCATCTCCTCAAGGTATTGTGTACGGCTATCTACTTAAAGCTATTAAGGATTTAAGAGGTATGCACTATATACAAGAGATTAGGGATGGTAGTAAAATAGCCCTAATGATTGATAATCCTGATGTAATGGCATCTGCTAACCTTAGAAATATGTATAAGGTAACTACGGATGGTCTTGTACATTTGAGAACTAACCTTAATAAATTTGCTGCTGAGATGCGTACAGCTATGGAGAAGTTCTGGAAAGCTAAGGGATACTCTACTGAAAGAAGAAACTTAATTGGTGACCAACTATCTCTATTTAAGAATATGTTTGTTACTGATAGGGATGGTAATATTGACCGCAGGATGAGGGTTAAGAGTCCATTTGTAGATAGAACATTAGATGCAGCTGAGAAAGAGTTTCTAACATTTTGGTTGGATAAATTAAATAAGTATAGGTATCCAAACCTATCTGATTCAGATTTAGAGGAAATGAGGTTAGACCCTGACAGTGCATATTATGATGTTCCACTAATGGAAGCAAGCTCTGCTACTAAGGTACAAGAAGGTGGTAAGGGATTAATATCTTGGTTTAAAAGGAAGGTAGACCAATTTAGAAACCCTAAGGAGTGGGCTGACAGAATGATTACTGGTGCTTTAGACTCCGAACATGGTGAACAGCTAAAGGAGGATATGGAGAAGTATGAAATGATTGACATGTTTGAGTACAGTGACAATCCAATAACAAGAACTAACGCCCTTGAAGACCATGATACAGTCTTCTTTGAAACTAACCTTAATGACATTATATATTCTTACGCCTTTGTTAAGGAAAGAAAGAAAGCCTATGATGAAATACTACCTGTAGTTAAGGCTACTATGGTAGATATGCTTATGGAAGCTAATTTCCAAAACCTAGACATTAAGAATACAGTTGGATACACTAAGGATTATGTAAAGAATAAAATCATGGGTCAAACATTAGTGCCAGAAAATCTTAAAGGATTAGCCCATTATATGGGTATGGTTAGAAACTTTACCACTATTGCTGCTTTAGGTTTCTCTCCTAAATCTGGTCTGTTCCAGATGATGGAAGGTTTCTGGAAGAATGCAGGTAAAGCTATTATTAGACCTATGGGTACTAACCAATTTGGTTGGGATGAGGTAAAGCAGGCTATGAAATGGGTAGCTGGTGACATGAAAGACCATTTCAAAATAGTATCTCTTGGAGAGTTGATAAATGAGCAGTATGCTATTAATGACTTCGACTCTAACGTATATGATAAAAGGCTTAGAGGTAAGCCTGGTTTGATTAACTTCCAGGGTAAGATACTATGGACTACTTCTGCCCCTGACTACTTTAATAGAATGACTCTATTTGTAGCTCAGATGATTAAAGATGGTTGCATGGATGCTTACTCTAAGAAAGGTAATAGTCTAGTCTATGACTGGAAGAAAGATAAGAGATTCTCTGCATATGCAGCAGGTAATAAATCTGATGCTAAATATGGTTATCAAAAAGCTCTGTATGAGGCTATGATAGACCAATTTAGAAATGAGGGTTGGAAGAATGATAAAGGTCAACCAATTGGATATGATGATGATTTACCAATGGCGTACACTAATAAGGAAGCACAGAGTTTGAAGTCCTTTGCTGACCAAACTTATGGTTATTATTCACATGAAACTCAAATGATGTTGAAGAGTTACTTCCTTGGTGCACAGTATATGCAGTTTAGAACTTATTGGTCAGCTTTGAAGAATAGATACCTCTTAAAGGGTGGTGTATATTCACAAGGTAATTTCCAGCAACTTGTAGACGAGAAAGGCAATAAAGTTTATAAGAAACTTGTTACCATTAATGGTGTTCAGCAATATGTTCAGACCACTGAGAATACTGGAGAACCATTTATGGTATGGAGAGGTAACTGGCAGGAAGGTATATTCATGTCAATTAGGGATGGATTCAAAGAAATGCTTGAAGGATTCCGTGATGATGGATTATCTGGAGTAGTGAAAGGTGCTAAAGAATTTTGGAGAACTAATAATGACGAGCTTAAAAGGGTAAGACACGCCAATTTAAAGCAATTCGCATATGATATGGCGCTTTGGACGTTGATTGGTGGTCTACTTGGATACTTCTTAATCCAACTTCTAAAGGAGCAGCAAAAGGCTGACAAGGGTAGAAATTTGAGTTGGGGAGATATAATGCTTAGGGATGCAGAAAGTATCTTCGTTTCATCATTAGTAACCTCAACTGATGATTTAGGTGCTTTTGAATCAATGCTATCACCTCTTACAGATTGGACTCCGCCTTCATTTAGAATGTTAACTAATATTTGGAATGATGGTTGTGCAGTAATCACTGGAGATAAGGATTTTAGTAAGGCTGTTATAAACAACATCGGTGTACTAAGACAGACCAGAAACTTCTGGTACGATGCTAGTGAAGCAGTGGAAAGTGCAATTGAATAATGATTATTGGAATTTCTGGAAAGAAACAATGTGGTAAGGATACGGTATGTAAAATTATTAAAGCATTAGATATATGGAATAGGTATGGAGATGGAGATATGCTTACATTTGTAAAGATGTTGCTTAAGACCCCAAGTCCGCTAGGTAGTATATGGTACAAACACGCATATGCTGATAAGCTTAAGCAAGTCCTATCCATTATACTTAATGTACGTGTAGAGGCATTTGAAGACAATATATTCAAGATGTCTTACAGTGAGATAGCCAAGCCAGAAGGGGGATATTATACTAATAGAGAACTCTTACAAAGGTTTGGAACTGAGGTTGGTAGAAGTATCTCTCCTACACTATGGGTAGATGCTTTATTCACGAGTTATAGTGAGGATGACCATTGGATTATCCCAGATGTTAGATTTCCCTCAGAAGCTAAGGCTATTAAGGATAGAGGAGGTATAATCATTAGAGTAGACAGGGAAACTCTTTCTCATGACAACCACCCGTCCGAAACAGCATTGGATGATTATGAAGGTTTTGATTACAGAATAGATAATAATAATGATATAGAACATTTAATAGATAAGGTAAAAGGGATAATGTTCCAACTAAACCTTATATAAAGCAATTAGGGCGTTACTGGTGATTAATTTCACTGGTAACGCCCTTATTTTTTTATTTAGTCCTTTTTC